CCCCCACCACTCATTTCTTTCAATAATGGTCCCACTCCTTCATACTTCCACTTCCTGTCCACTTCCCATTCCCTATAATATCTATACACCCATGACAGTCCACACTTATATTCTAACTCTTTTTCCCCTTTTCCGCATATATCTTTATATCTCTTTTCCCATCCAGGTTCCATTGGATTTATATAGTGTTCTTCCTCTCTATAAATAAGCGGCGCATTGTTAAATAATGTTTCTTTGTCTACATTCATATCGATTCGCATTTTATTACGTTTCAAATATTCTTCTTGTATCCATCCTTCTTCTCTCACGGCCATCCACCGAATCACCTTATCAAATTGTTCCCACTGTATTTCATTATTCTGAATAATAAAGTAATTTTGACTCAATCCAATGGTTGCCTTGTATGCATCCAGCAAATGTTTTATTCCATTTGTTCGTATATTTAACGCAGGCAAATGCGGCAAAAAATCATTCCCCAGCATAAAACAAAGAAACGCATAATCATAAATGCGCGCATGTTGTGAACAACCCATTTCAATTAATATTGACGAACATAGTGGGGTTATGTCCAAAATATAGGACGCTCCATTTTCCAAATCCGCGTTCAGACTTTTTGCAAAATCGGGTGCTTCTCTATATACAAAAAGGTTTGACATCTCATGATGAAAAATAGACAACATAAGTAAGTCCGCATCTAAACCATAGATTACCGTATTTTCACGAATGTGTTTTTCCGGATTCTCGCGAATATACTGGAACAATTTATGCTCACCTTCACCAGGTTTGTCGGATGCCGATACAATAATATTGGCCTTTTTCGCAAAATGTTTATTTACATACTTTGATAAAAAAATCATAAAATCAGTGCCCGGTGTAATTTGTATTGTGCTGAACAAAGGTTTGGGAATAATTCCGTGGTATTCCATAAATGCGGCACGGAATCTTCGGGTTCTCTGCTGTTTCATTTTAGCAAAAGGTGCAACACCATCAAACGCTATATAAACAGTGTTTGATGGACGAATTTCGTCAATGTATTTCTGTATTTTACTACACACGGTGGCCGAAATAGCTTGAAAATTTTCGGCAGGAACGGGGTTCATTTTGCCCGCCTTTTCAATTTCTCTCACTGAATCGTAAATAATTGAATTTGAATCCAAGTATAAGTTATGAAATTTATGAGTTTGTGCATTGAATTTTTGCAAAACCTTCATATGATTTCGGATAATATAAGAGAAATAAGCTGGAATTCCCATTGTTTACATAATAAACGAAAATATGTTTATACCTTTTTGTAAAACCTTTTATCCCATGGTATAATATAATGGATTTTAAAGAATTATTGATTTTAATTTACCGGATGATGCCGTTTATAATTGTGGCTTTTTTAGTAATATCATCTCTCTTTTCCGGTCAAATTTCCGGTTTTTTGGTTCTTGTGGGAATTATGTTATCATCATTAATCACAATTGGAATATCTCAAACGCAGTTTACCGACGAGAGCAATAAAACAGAATTGAATGAGTGCAGTATCTTAACAATCAATAATACATTGTTATCAATTTTACCATTGAGCACGCACACATTTGCCTTTATTTTTGGATACTTTATTTACATAATTGTTAAGAACAAGGTTGTATTAAAGAATGCACTTTTGATTGCAATGATTACAGTCCTTGTTATTGTCGATGTTCTATATAATTTTAACTATTGTGCAAAAGAGCTTGTATTAATACCCCTAATCATTGGTGTATTTAGTGGCGTAATATGGGCAATTATGATTGGAAAAGGTAACCAAATGATACCCCGAGTGGCTCGTGGTTCCAAATGCCGCATGACCAAAGGTTTATACAAATGCAAAATTAAGAGAACTGGTGAGATTGTCTCCACTTAAGGGTCAAAATACTGAATATTTGCATTAATCCAGAATTTAAACTGGCTCGAAATGCGTGCACGAGCAATGTCGTCAGCCATTAATTTCATTGACCGCGACTTGTCTTCGAATGCGTGAACAAAGCTTTTGATTGCTGCAATTGTGTTTGCACTTTCATAATTGGGGATTTGGTCTTTTTGTAAAACAGCGTATCCCTTTCGCTGGTTTACAACGTTGTGGAAATTGAAGAACAGATTTATCAAGTCGTCTTTGGTGCGTATGTTATTCATATTAATAGACCGCATATATTCAGACGCATGAGTGGAGCAAATTGGACAAGGTAAAGTTCCGCAAACCAGCATTACATTTTTCAAAAAATCCCGGATAACTAAATTAAAATACTCGGGTTTCACTTTTTGCGCCATTACGTGGAAAAATGTCCAAATGGGTCTGCCCCATTTCATTTTTGGCAAATTGTCCTGCTGTTGAACTGTGGGAATTGGTTTATTAACCACGTATATTGGTATTTGCCGGTATGCAAAATGCATTTGCGCAGGTGGTTGTTGTTGGGTGGTTTTTCTGCGAGCAAGACTAAACATCATTATTAAAATAAATATATATATTTTAAAAGAAAAAGCTTTTGCACCGTATCCGAATAATAAATAAAAACAAAATAAAAATATAAAACCAAATAATATAAATGTCGTCCCAAGCCGAATTGATTAAAGCCATCAAAGAATGGATAACAATTGATAATGAAATTCGAAACATAAACAAAGAACTCAGGACACGCAAAGACAAATTAAAAAAAATATCGCAAAACCTGATGAAAACAATGAAAGAAAATGAAATTGACGAATTTGACATAAAAGGCGGCAAACTGGTTTATTCGCAAACCAAAGTAAAGAAACCAATCACCAAAAAAAACTTAGTAACTATATTATCAAAATATTACGAAGGTGATATTTCGCAGGCACTTGAAATGAATAAGTTTATTATGGATAATCGCGAAGAAATAGTGAAGGAAACCATCAAGCGGTCTATTGATAAAGACGAGTAGTCAACTTAAAGACGAGTAGTCAACTTAAAGACGAGTAGTCAACTTAAAGACGAGTAGTCAACTTAAACCAATCCTAACTCGGGAATGCAAGTTTTTCCATTTACCTGTTTGGCTTTAGCAATGATAGCCGGGTCAACCTTTCCTTCTAAAATGTCCTCCGTCTTATACACGTTGTTGAATTTGTCGATGTAGTAAACAATTCCCATAATATTGGTAGCAACCACGTCAATTTTTTTGGTGCAAACACCACATGCATCATTAGCCAAACCATGTGGAGCACCTTTTGAATGGGTTCCACAAAACTCAAATCCATCTTTACGTTTGCGGGTGCATTGCTTGTTGTCGGCGCGTTTAGCATTGCAACGATTTTGAGTGGGGATGGAATTCTGGATGCGTTTTCGTTTTGACAAATCGTCTTTGCTAAATAGAAGGCGGTCATAATCGTAAACATATTCGAGTAGTTCATTGATTTTTGATTTTTCGTCAAATTTTAGGTCAATTGCCTTGGTGCGAATGCTGTCCTTGAATCTAGTAATGAACTCCTCTGATTTTGAATTTAATTTCTTTTCCATTTTGTTATATTATGCATAACAGTATAACAAATAAAATTTATTCAATTTTATGATTATTTGTTCTCATTAAAAAAATTGTGAAGCAAATAGTCTGAATTGTGATTATTTACATCTCCATCAATTAGTTGAATGGATTCGTATATTTTTCTTAAAACATCGTTGGGTGCGCTAGAGCCAGCTTTGATAAACCCCTTTTTAACAAGGGTTTTTCGGATTTCATCAATGGGTGTTTGTTTCAATAAGTAAGATTTGGTAGTGACATTTGTGCGAATGGTTTTATTCGGAAGAAGAACACCAACTTGGGGTCTGTATTTGTCTCTACCGACTCGATAAGTTCTTCGCAAAAGTTTTTTATATTTTTTTTGTTTTTTTACTAAATTTTTTGTTTTTGCTTCAATTTCTTTTTGCTTCAATTTTTCAATTAACAATAGTTCGGTGGGGCTTTTAATACGTTCAGCGACAACTTGTTGAGGCGGATGCGGAGGCGGATGCGGAGGCGGAGGCGGATGCGGAGGCGGTGCTTCTGACGCTTTTACAGTTTTATTGTGATATGACCGATACGTCGGCAAAGAACCATTTTTCAAACAACCAAATGCTGGTGTGGGTGCAATAACAGGTTTTTGTGCTGCATAAGAGGAGACTGGTGTAGGCACATGTGTAGTAGGCACCAATGCAGGCACCAACATGTTCTCTCCAGGTTCATCAATATTAACAGGTATTAAATTAGTGTCATTGGTTGCACGAAAACTATTTTCAACGGAAGCATTATGGTTTTTAATAGTTTCATTTAATTTTGTTTCTTTGTGTTTTTTTGCAATTTTTTCCATAAATTCAATAGAATCTTTGAAATTGTCTTCAAATTTATCTGCCAAATTTGTAACTTTTGTGTTGTCTTCTAACAATTCGCTGTATTTTTGCTCCTGATGTTTGCGGATTTCTTTCAAAACATTATTTCGAATTGATTTATTTGAAGTTTTTTTTTCACTTTTTATTTTGATAGGTTTGTCCGGTTTTTTTCGTTTTTGTGTTTTGGAAGGGATTTTAAATAATTCTTCATTATATTTTACAAGTCGAATATTACTGTTACTCATAATACAATATTATATATATAATATTAGGTTAAACTGACGCTTACATAAACATGGACGACAATACTTTCTGCGATTTTTTCAAAGAATATTCTCTCGTGTTTTCTTTATTTTTCATGAAGATTTCATATCCGCCATTCAAATCGGCGAGTTCAATTACTTTTTTTTCACACTCGGCTTTTCCATAGACCCGTTTGCTATGTGCAATCTTCACCTTGAACAGGAGAGATTCGACATCTCTCCCAAAACCACTAAAACTGTCATAATTCTTTTGGAACCATTTCTCTCCATCTACGTTTCCAATTTTCCATTTACATTCGTCTACCTTTTTCTTGAAAATTTCCCAAAGGTCTTTTGCAACATAGTTGTCAATTTTAAACCGCCAAACAAATCTGGAATCCAATCCTGAATTGAGAGAGAAAAACTGCGCATTCAGTTCATTCTCATATCCGGCAACAATCACCATAATATTGTCTTTTTGGTCGCTCAATGCCTCGCACAAAGTGTCAACACACTCTTTGGAGAAATTGTCGTCCCCGAGAGAATATGCCTCATCAATAAATAAAACGCCTCCTAAACATTGGTTTACAAGTGCCTTGGTTTTGATGGCGGTCTGGCCCAAATATCCTGCAATCATGTCGGACCGCGTTGCTTTTTTGAACGGGATTGTCCCACTAGCATCTTGTGGTTTGGAAATCACTCCCATCTTGGAGTATATGGTTCCAAGTATTTTTGCAACTTCCGTTTTGCCGGTTCCGGGCGGGCCCATAATGACGGTGTGTTTATAATCGTCGACCCCATTATGGAACCCCTGTAAATAATAGAGAAGTTGGTCCAACACGTTTTTTTTCAGAGTTTGCATTCCAACCATTGCATCCAATTCGCAAAGTTCTTTATGAATGGCGTGTATCATTTTTAAATTAATGTTGTAATCCACGCATTCTTGAAAAGGATTTTCGTCGGCAATTTGAATCAAGTCGGCGATAGAATTGAGAGAAAAATCGAGGTGCACATATTTTCTCTCTTCTACATCCATATGAACAACTTCGTGTTCTTTCTGCCAATCCTCATATAAATGCAAAATATTAACTTTTGGTTGAGGATATAAAAAATTTGTGGAAGTGGCATACAAAAAATTGTGATAATCGTAGAAAGAAAGATGCGTTTTTTTCTTGTAGTAACTCATGAATCTATTAAACTCAATGCATTTGGGTGTTCCAATCATTGTATTGATAGTAAAAATAAATAATCTTTAACTATATAAAAATAAAAACCATATTAAAAATATATTATTTAATTTGTCTGTAATTCGTGAAGTTCTTGCCAAATATGAGCCAATACAAGCGGTTCTCTATGGGTCTCGTGCAACCGGGTCTTATAAACCATCCAGTGATTATGATATCATGGTGTTTTTCAAGAGGTCCAAATTCCCACACAGGGAGTCCGAAGAAGACCGATTTGCACGGTTTTACAAGATGGCATGTGAATTAAAAGAGGCGTTGGGTAAACCAGTGGATTTAGTTGTTATGAAATACAATGGCAAATGGACAAACACGCATTCCGAACGCGACACCTTGTTTTTTAACCAGGTCCGATGCGAAGCCATAAAAATATTTGATTATAGCGGAAGCGCCGAAATGTGCGAGATGTCTGAAAAAATCGGACTGTATAAATCAAAATAATATAAAAATTGAACTTTTTATATTGTTAGTAGACGAAAGAATAAAAATGGAAAATAATAACTTAAAAATGTCGACTCAAGAAGAACAAAAACCAAAGAGAACTTACAAGAAGAAGGTCGTGGACCCCGACGCTGTTAACGAAGTCAAACCAAGGGCCAAAAAACAGACAAAACTAGATACTACAAAGCAACTGGAGGAAATCATCATGGGTGAAATGAAAGTTGAAGATGAAATCAAGAAAATTATGGACAAAAACATGAAAAATCCCGACAACGAGGTTTTGGCACATTTGGGACAATATATTGAAGAACCTTTCAAAATCATTGAGTCATATTTCAATGGCAATCACTCCTCCTGTCTTGTCCGTCACCAGTTGGAATCTTACAACGATTGCATCCACCGTCAAATCCCGCAAACAATCCAGATGTTTAATCCTGTTTGGGTTCGTTCGGATAAGGATGTGTTGCCAAATTCTGACAAATATTCGCTGGAAGTTGAAATCACATTCACCAATTTGAAACTGTATCCTCCGCAGATATACGAGAACAACGGTGCAACCAAATTGATGATGCCGAACGAAGCCAAGTTAAGAAATGTCACTTACGCATCCAACATGACAATTGACATAAATATCACGTATCATATTCGCGACAGTGAAGACATTGAGAAGCCGCGCACAATTACAAGTGTTATTCCGAAAATTAGCATTGGAAAATTCCCTATCATGGTGAAATCCGCGATTTGCGTTCTTACCCAAAACAACCATATCAATCCTGTTTCGGTTGGCGAATGCGCATTTGACCACGGTGGATACTTTATCATCAAAGGCTCGGAGAAAACCGTTCTGCAACAGGAGCGCGCGGCGCAAAACACCGTTTACTGTTACGACGGCAAAAACACATCCAAATGCAGTTGGTATGCGGAAATCAAATCGGTTCCTGACTACAAGTGCATATCACCCAAACAGGTTGAGATTGAGGTGGCGAGCAAGAACAATGGCTATGGATATCCACTGAAAGTTGTTATTCCGAGGGTCCGCGAATCCATTGATTTGTTTGTAGTATTTCGCGCACTTGGCGTCACCTCGGACAAAGAAATCTGCGAACACATATTGTTAAATATAGACAGCGAATCGCACACCGAAATATTGGAATTCTTAAACGCGTCCATCATCGAATCGAATTCGTGCATGACCAAAGAGGATTCACTAAAACGCATTACCTCGTATGTTGCATTCACGCCGATAAATATGGACAAGGAACAAGGGTCCAAGAAGAAGCGCGATTTCACAATGGATGTTTTAAACAACGACTTGTTCCCCCACTGCAAAACACCCCAGCAAAAGATATATTTTCTAGGTTACATGGTGAATCGTCTGATTCAAACCGCGCTTGGTTGGATAAAACCTTCTGACCGCGATTCCTATGTGAATAAGCGAATTGACATGACTGGAACACTTTTGAACAATTTGTTCAGAAACTATTTCAACAAGTTGGTGAAGGAGATGCAGAAGCATATTGTCAAGGAAATCAATGCGGGTTCGTGGCGGTCCAATGAGGACTATCAAAGCATTATTAACCCCGGAAACATTTGCAAAATGGTGAAATCAACCACAATAGAGACCGGTATTAATCGCGCGTTAGCGACGGGTGATTTCAGTATCAAGCAGAGCAACAGCAGTAAAGTGGGCGTGGCACAAGTGGTGAATCGTTTGACGACGGCGGCCACACTCAGTCATATGCGACGCATCAATACGCCCATTGACAAATCTGGCGAGTTAATTGAACCAAGAAAGTTGCACGGGACGACGTGGGGTTATTTATGCTGTGCAGAAACTCCGGAGGGCCAATCTATCGGCGTTGTCAAAAGCATCAGTGTTTTGACCCATCTCACAATTACGACCAACAGTTCATCTTTATACACATACGTCGAACCATTCATTAACTCCTTGAACACGGCTTCGCCAAAAGAACTATTCGACAAAGTCAAAGTATTTGTCAACGGATGTTGGGTTGGAGTAACGGATAATCCAGTAGAATTATACACAGAAATGAAGGAGAAAAAATACAAGGGCATTGTGAATATATACACGTCGATTGTATTTGACTACAAGATGATGGAAATCCGCATTTGCAATGACGCAGGCAGAATGGTGCGACCCCTGTTGCGCGTGAAAGACCGACAGGCGCTTATCACAATGGATATTATCAATCGATTATCATCCGGTGAACTGGAATGGAATGATTTGCTCACCAATTGCAAGTTGGATTCGTCAGTGATTGAATACATTGACCCGGATGAGCAGAACCTTGCGATGATTGCATTAAGGGCGAAAAATTCGTATATTTTGAAAGATACGCAAATTAATTACACACATTGTGAAATCCACCCTTCCACCATATTTGGCGTCCTCGCGTCGTGCATTCCCTATCCTGAACACAATCAGGCACCGAGAAACACGTATCAGTGTGCGCAGAGTAAGCAGGCAATGGGCATCTACGCAACCAATTACGACAAGCGTTTTGACAAGACTGCATACATATTGACAACCCCGTCAAGACCCCTGGTGGACACGCGTATTATGAACTGGCTCGACTTAGTCAAGATTCCATCCGGCCAAGTTATCCATGTAGCCATTATGTCGTATACCGGCTATAACCAGGAAGACAGTGTGTTGATAAACAAGGGTTCCATTGACCGCGGGATGTTTTCCACCACGATTTACCACACGGAAAAGGACGAGGACAAAAATATCACCCGTTTCGTGAGCCGTTGCAAACCGGACCCCACCAAAACCAAGGGTATCAAGTATGGCAATTACGACAAGATTGACACGAGTGGATTCATCCCCAAAAATACAAAGTTGGATGACCGCGATATCATTATGGCGAAGGTGGTCCACATCAAGGAGAATCGCAATGACCCGACAAAGCCAATTAAGTTTGAGGACCAAAGTAAAAGCGTGCGAACTGCGGGTGAGGAAATCCACATTGACGAAAATGTGACATGCAGGAATGGCGATGGATATCCTTGCGCCAAAGTCAGGATGCGCACGTTCAGAAAACCGTGCATCGGGGATAAATTCTGTGCATTGCCAACACAACAAGTTCTAACAAACCAAGGCTGGATTGAAATTAAAGATATTGATATTCAAAAACACCAAGTTGTAACATTAGATGCAAATAGCAATATGACGTATGAATATCCTACTGCAAAATATGAATATGACCATAATGATAAAATGTATTTTGTCAAAAATAAGCAAGTTCATATTGTTTGCACATTAAACCATAAACTATATACTAAGCTTCGTGGTTCAAAATCATACCAACTAATTGAAGCCCAAAATGTAATGGGAAAAATGACACAAATGCAAAAAACAATGAAAAATGCATTCAATGATGTTGAACATATTGTATTCGAAAATAAAAAATACAATACAAATAATTTTCTGAAATTGCTTGGAATGTTTATTGCAGACGGAAGTTGTGATTCTTCAAACGTTTCGTTTTCGTGTATTAAAGAGAGAAAACAAACATTTATTGAATCCGCATTGAATGAGTTGAATATTAAGTATATCAAAAGCATAGATGGTATACGCATATGTAAGTCAAATGAGCCATTATTATATAATGAATTTAATCGGTTGAGTGTAAACAAGAGATTACCGGAATATGTATGGAATTTATCAGAATCACAATCACGAATTTTGATGGAATCATTATTGGAAGGTGATGGACATACATATGAATACAAAGACGAAAAGTCATTCAGTAGATATGGAACAATTAGTAAACAATTAGCTGATGATATAACCAGATTAGCATTGCATTGTGGTTGGTCTGGAATTGTAAAAATAGCGGATATTCCAAATGGAATAGAGAGAACAGGAACAAGAACAATGGGTTCCAGAATAGGGACAACGGTTAACGTTACACAAAAACATGTATATTACAAAGTTAGTATTATACGAAAACAAAACCAACCCTGGATTAATAAAAAGGTTAACGAGTCAAATGAAGAAAAGACAATAGACTATTCTGGAAAAGTTTATTGCATTGAGGTCCCAAGCTCTCATACATATTATATGAGAGAATCGCAAACAAGCCCCTGTTTAATTATTGGAAATTCGAGTAGGCATGGTAAGTCAAAAAAATATATTATTATTCATATTATTCATATTATTCATATTATTCATATTATTCATATTCATATTACTATTATACAAAACATTTATACTTATCCATTTATATATTGTATCTGTATTATTTATTAACTATCTTATAGGACAAAAAGGCACTGTTGGGTTAATCATCCCCGAGTGCGACATGCCATATACCAGAAACGGATTGAAGCCGGACATTATCATCAATCCGCACGCAATTCCGTCACGAATGACGATTGGACAGTTGAAAGAAACGTTATTAGGAAAAGTCCTGGTGCATCTGGGCATGTTTGGAGACGGAACCAGTTTTGGCGACTTGGACGTAAAGACGATTGCAACCGAGCTCCAGAAACTGGGATACGAGAGTTATGGAAACGAGATTATGTATGACGGATTGACCGGCGAACAGTTCGACACGAGTATCTTTATCGGACCCGTGTTTTACCAGCGTCTGAAGCACATGGTCAATGACAAACAACACAGCAGGTCAATTGGACCTATGGTAAATCTCACAAGACAGCCGGCCGAAGGCCGTAGTCGTGATGGCGGTTTTAGAATTGGAGAGATGGAGCGTGATGTTATGCTTGCACACGGAATGAGCAGATTCTGCAGAGAAAGATTGTATGATGTTTCGGACAAATACAGCGTTCATGTGTGCAAGAAGTGTGGGATGATTGCGCAATACAATGATGGATCGGCAAATGGAATGATGTCCAAGTTCAGTTTCACTGTGCACAAATGCAGTGTGTGCGACAATACGACCGACTTTGCATATGTTGAGATACCGTATGCGTTCAAGCTGATGGCGCACGAGTTGCAGACAATCAATTGTGTTCCAAGATTGCTTACGGAGTAAATCTGCATCTGTATAAATATTTTTTTTATTTCCAATATAAATATATAATGAATTTAGTCAAATCTAGACGGAAGAAAGGTGGTTCAAAAAGTCTATCCAGAACATTAAGAACTCGTGCAGAAAAACCCAAATCACCACCCAAACCACTTACCACGGATGAATTGTCTGGAAAAATCCAGTGGTTAATTGATTTTGCGGGAACTGAACACATCATGAAACACATCATGACTGATTTTACTAGTTCCAAAAAAATAGAGAGAATTGTTGTTGTAGGAAACATGGATCCTACTGCAGGATACAAAAACAAAATTGTATTTAATACATATGGAAGTGGCGTAGGACATTGGATATATTTTTCTAGAAGTGGGAAGGAGTTTAATTCGTATAAATTGGGACATCAACGACCACAAACAAACCAATTTTGTCAATCATTCGCAACAATGTATTTATTGAAGGATTGGGGATTGCCGATTGTCCCTGATTTTTGTTCAAGATTGCAGTCATCCTTAAGTGCAAAAACGGTTGCCAAGCGAAATGAAATATGGGGACACAACATTGAAGTTGTTATTGATATGTGGAAATGGATTTTCAACCGTGATTCTGACAAGTCATGGATTATAGATGAAATGAAATTGATAAATGATGAATATATTGACCATAATAATAGAACCCGACAGAGGAGCAAACACATTGTATTGATTGCAAGCAATACACCAGATATTGATTATACTTTGATAGAGAGCAAGATGGATGATATAGTGGCACATAAAGTTGAAATTGCCAGAGAGACTTAGAAAATTGAATATTTTTATTTGAAAATACTTTTTTCAAATAAAGATAAAAAATGGATAACAAAAAAGACGAACAAGAAATTGTGGACACCGAGGAGGCTCTCCACTTTATTGGGAAAAAATATTTGTATGTTTGCGAATGTGACGGCCAAGTCAAGTTCTTTGACACTTATGCAAAATTCAAACACTTTGTGATAGAAAACAAGGAAAATTATCTGGGTTATCAATACAAAATAAAAATGTCAGATGCCGAAATGCACGATTTCATTGTGCATTTGAAAAAATGCAGACTGGTCGTAGAACGAGAATTTGCGTATGAACCGGCACTGTTCTCTCTCGAAACCAAATCGGCAAAGTATAAAAAAATAGTGGAAGGAAAGATTACGGATTTTGTTTTACAAAAACTTTTATAAAAGATATAAGGATTTAGCACATATTACAAGTAAAATGAGCGGCGAAATGGCAATTAATTCTGTATTATATAACAAACTTAAAACTGGCGATGGAGGCATCATAAATATAATACTTCTAACATTAATTATGTCCATCATAAATTACGTAGTCAGACAAGCCACATATTATATGGAAGACCTTGAAATACAAAAAATCTTGAACATTGAATTTTTATTGCACAAACTATACAAGAAAAATTCAGTAGAATACGAAGGCAAAATCTCATGTGGAGTAAATTTTTATAATTCAGAATTCAAACAAACCAGCGTCTTTGGCAAAAGGTTCAAGGCATTGTGGGAATACATTATTGCGGAAATTGACAAAAATCCGTCTATCCATTCTATCAAGGAACAGACACTGAACAAAAAGGAAGACGAAATTTATATGGTGAATCAAAAGGATAAATTCTTAGTTTGCAAGGATTTGGAAATCTATGCTTACACATACACCGAAAATGAAACAGCAAAAAAAGAGGATGAAGAAATAAAATCACGGAACAAAACAACCAATATCATTATTGAATTGTATTCGTATAAAAGTAGCACCGAGACAATCAAAATGTTTGTGGAAAACATAACAACGGAGTACATGAAAAAGTTGGAAAGTGTGCGCAAAAACAAGCATTTCATTTACACGTTATCAAAAGTGAAATATGATGAAAACATTTCTGAACGATGGACAGAAACCAGGTTTGAAAGCACGCGGACATTCAACAATCTTTTTTTCGAAAATAAACAAAAGATTCTGGATAAGATTGATTTTTTCACCAATAATAAAGAGTGGTATTACGAGAAGGGTATTCCATACTCATTGGGAATTGGTATTCACGGTTTTCCCGGAACTGGGAAAACATCTTTTATCAAGGCATTGGCGAATTATACTGGAAGACATATTATTATTATTTCTCTCAAGTTGTTGAAAACCAAACACGATTTGGATGAAATCTTTTTTGAAGACCGATACAATGGATGCAACGAAAGAGGGACGGTTGGGTTTGACAAAAAAATCATTGTATTTGAGGACATTGATTGCATTGGTGATATAGTTCTTTCGAGAGAACACAAGAAAGAAAAGGATGCCGAAAAATATCCAATAATTAGTATAGACAATGTAACTAAGGTATGCGAAGTTCCTAAAATCAAAATTGAGGACCCCATTACTCTAGATGATATTTTGAATTTGTGGGACGGTATTCGCGAAACACCCGGAAGAATATTGATTCTCACGTCTAACCATTATGACAAGTTGGACCCGGCATTAAAACGCCCTGGAAGAATTGATATTACGTTGGAACTTGCGAATGCATCAAGACCCATAATTTGCGAAATTTACCAGCATTTATTTGGAGAACTGGTTGACCCAGATATTTATGATGAAATTCCGGACCGGGTTTATTCGCCTGCTGAAATCATTAATTTTTATATGGCTGGAGAGAAAAGTCAGCGGGCATTTATAAATAAATTGATAGAACCCAAATTATAACACCCTTGAAGATTTAGTTCAAAATGAAACCTCGGTTTATTTTATATAATGAACGGGACCGCTCTTTTTCTTATTGGATGCATTGGAACAAGACTTTTGTTCACCTATTTAGCAATGACTTTCACCGCGTATTTGCCCTATATGGGTTATGTAGCTGCACTTATTTCGGCGGGATTCTTTTACATTTATTTCACAGGTAGCAGACCCACTGGTGTAGAGACTGGTGGAAAACCCATTTGGTGGAACAATTTGAGACCGTTACATGGATTTTTATACGGACTGTTTGCATATGGGGCAGTCACTGGAAACACAGATTCGTGGAAAGTATTGTTTGTGGATACGATGATTGGCTTACTGGCCTTTATAAACAAGCACTTTTAAGGGAAACCTACTTGTAGGTGCGTTTAATCGCATACGGGTTCTGTTGCAAAACGTTATACATATCTGGAGACATTCTCTCCATGTTAACATTGGAATCCAGGTTCTGCGACTTCTGTTGGTAAGTTCCGAGAGACCCAGCCGTCACATACGGCATTTTCGGCATCACTTCTCGATTATTCACCATATCCAAATCCTTCGCCTTGCCCTGATAATTGACCGAGTTATTGAATAAATTGGTGTTTGAGTTACCGAATCGCCCCTTAATGGTCTCCGCCTTTAAATTACTAGGCTGGTATCCCAGTTCAGCGTCATAAACACGCAACGCCGGATTCTTGGATGCACCTGAACCAGTGTATGAAGTCGTGGTTGTGTCTCTGTGTTGGGGCGTCGCCTCCACTTTGGCGGCCATATAACCATTATTGGTTTGTCCCCTGTTCACATTCCAATGGTTGACGGAATTCTCAGTTGTTTCTCTCATGGTGGGTGCGGGAGCATCGTTCGGATTATACAAGTAAGATTGGGAAACGGCAGATTTCGCATCACCATACACACGCATATTTCCTGTGGTGTTCTCCTTTCTAGAAGGTCGCATAATTTCAAGCAGGGGCGCAACAACTGCACCAATACCACTTCCGACTGCACCAAAATAATCATTTTGGGAATTACTGCTTCGGTTGTTCGCATATACCTGGTTAGATTTCATCCCATAATCGCCGTCGCTTCCAAAACCGCGACCCACAGCATTCGCCACACCAATCTGGGTGGGTCCAAGTTCAATGCGGTGACTTGGTAGCACCTCACCCGGCATTGCCTGCTGAGCATGCATACTTTGCGCCACACCATTGTAATCAACAGTCGTCTCGGGTCTGACAACGTGTCTCTCGACGGGAATTGCATTCATAGTAGGACCCTTGACTGCACCCGTGGTTGTGAAAAGGCGGTCCTGACCCCATTCAAAAGCGGTCTCTGGACGGTTCTTCTGGAAAGTACCCAAAATGCCTACATTCGTGATGCGGCTTTTGGCGGGACCCTCGTGTCCCAATTGCATTGACTCGGATGCCTTTTGTTTATTGGCGGTTCTCAAATCATCTACACCCTTGGGTAACCAGGATTCGCGCATTGAGGTGCCGGCATTGTATCCACCTGCACCTTCGGAGCCGTAGCCGAGACCGAGTCCAGGACCAACTTTAACTTCCTCAAAAGGTTTGACATTGGCCATTCGCATACTGGGATTGACGCGGGATTGGTAGAAATCGTTCATATTGGGAACACCATTGGCCCACTGAATTTTCTCATTGGGGGAGAAAAGAGGTGCCTGTTCCGACTTTGCAATTACTTGCGAACCATTTCCTAAATAATTATCCATAATGGCTTCGTTGGAATTTGGTTCAATTGCCGAACGGATTTTGCCGCCGAAAAAGGGCATCATATTGTTATGCTCAAAGTATTTTGAGTCGACGTTCTCTCCATTTAATGATTTGTATTGGTTTGTATTGGAATTAATTGTCTCTTTTACTAAACTTCCCTTGGAATAAGGATTGAAGTATTTGTCGGTGTATACGGAGGGTCCGTCGTATCGATTCATTGTAGCGAGTTTGGAAGACAATTCTGTTTCAGAACCATTTTTGGAAACCTGTTCTGGATAATTCATATCGGGAACATTGGTATTCGGCAAAAACCCTTCATTCACGGGTTTTGGTTCTTTTTTTTGATTTGACACAATATATAAACTGCCTAATGCGACTAAAGGTATTGCTAATTCCATGATAAACTATATATTACTCATCCCAAAATAATGCAGGGAAACCTACGGTTATTCGGCGAAGCTTACGCCCTGCGACCCCTTCCCTTTAAAAAAATGCGTTTTTAAAATTAGGTATTATAAAATGCAAGCAAAGTTTTTAACTTTGGTTCCATTAAAATGACAATATAATTGGTTTCCCTACTTGGACACTCCATTAAATTGTATATTAAGGGAGGGGGTTTGGGGGCGGAAGCTTTGCTGAATCCGTCGGTTCTCCCTGAAATGGTCTCTCTCCAAAATGCGCGTGTTCAAGTTATTGTGAAACGGTTTCTCTAACTGGTCCAACGGGTTCAACAGCGGTTGTTCCCATCTATTTTGTTCAATATCTCGATATGTCCACGCAGGGTGGGTCGCGCGGGAATCGTCTGTAATATAATTGGTTTCGCCGTATGATGTGGCTGATGATTTGACGGCGTTTTTCTTATAGCAATTCACTTCGGGTAAGTCGCGATTCAAAGGCCTGGTTAATCCACGCAAATCACTGTTAATATCCATCATATTGTCTCGAAAATTGGCGCCCCACTTTGAAATACGAAGATGCGGGTCCGCGTTGAAATCCATATTGTCTCCAGGTCCTGGAACATCCATTGCATATCTTCCCGCAAATGTGCTAATTGCATTGCGTTTCTCTATTCTATTGTAATCATTATTGTATCGACTGCAAGCCATAATAATATATTTGTATAAAAGAAATTAGGTTAAACACATATTTCAGATATGTTCATAGAAAAAAAATATGCCTAAACTGTGTTTGAATATGATTGTGAAGAATGAATCCAAAATTATAACTCGTCTTTTGGATTCAGTCATCAATATTATTGACTGCTATTGCATTTGCGACACGGGAAGCACTGATGACACAATCCAACTCTTATATCAGTATTTTTCGGCACATGGCAAACCCGGTAAAGTAATTGTGGAGCCATTCCAGAATTTTGAGCACAATCGGACGTTTGCACTCCAGGCATGCAAAGATACTAACAATACTGGAGGTGTTTTGGCGGATTACGTTTTGCTAATGGATGCCGACATGGTTTTAATGAAGGGACCCGAGTTTAACCTGGATAAGTTCAAAGACCAATTGTTGACCGCGGATGTGTTCCACTTGTTCCAGGGAAACGACCGTTTTTCTTACAAAAATGTGCGAATTGTCAAGAACAATATGGGAATAAAATACTGGGGCGTTACCCACGAGGTCATTAGCACCCCCGATGGAACCCATTATTCACAGATAGAGAGAAACATACTTTTCATTGATGACATTGGCGACGGAGGAGCTAAAGCCGATAAGTTTGAAAGAGATATTCGTTTATTGACGCAAGGATTAGTAGAGAAGCCGAACAACGATAGATACACGTTCTACTTGGCCAACAGTTATCGCGACAGCGGGAATCGAGAGAAGGCGATAGAAATGTATAAAAAGCGTATTGAAATTGGCGGATGGTTTGACGAGGTATGGCACAGTTACTATAGCATTGGTAGATGCTATAATTGGTTAGGTCAGACGGAGTTAGCCATTGCCTACTGGTTACTAGCCTATGATTATTTCCCGAAGCGTCTGGAGAATATTTATGAGATAATCCACCATTATAGGAACACGTCAAAGCATAAGTTAGCATACGAATTTTACAGGATTGCTCAAGCACAGTTGAAAGGTGTGGATAAGTCCAAGATTGATTATTTGTTTTTGCAGAATGATGTCTATGATTACAAGATTGATTACGAGTATACCATTACGGGATACTATTACAATCCGGAAAACATTGACATGGCGGCGCTCAGTATGCGAGTGCTAACTGCAAAAAACATTGAGGATTCCATTTTGAAAAATGTGTTGTCCAATTACAAATTCTATTGCAGACCACTGCCCTTAACCAATAACTCGTTGTCTGATGAATTATTTGCTACCGATGAGGGGTTCAATGTCAGCACGCCCTCTTTTTGCATGCACAATGGGCATCTTGTTATTAATCGCAGACACGTCAATTACTACATTGACGAGAATGGTGGATATGTTAATAAGGAACAGATTATAACAAAAAATATGGCAACGTATGGTTCCAAAACAATTGAACTAGGATACAACAGAGAGTTGGATGGACGGTATGTGGGCCTAGAAGACATGCGTCTGTTTGAGCATGGAGGCGAGACCCATTTCACAGCCAACCGTGGAACCCAGGACGGAAAGATGCGGGTGGAATATGGAACCATTGATTATAAGAACCATTGCATTAATTCGTCATTTTTAACAAAGACGGATGGATTCACCAATATAGAGAAGAACTGGGTCTTATATGCGGATGCCAAAGACCACATTCGCGTAGTCTATGACTGGCGAACCACTTATGAGATTGGGTATGCAAATATGTTGATGAACAAGAGAGACATGAAGTCGCCGAGATTTTTTGAAGTCCTCCGGGGGTCAACCAATGGTATTCGCGTTGGCAAAGAAACCTGGTTCATTGCACACGCGGTGTCGTATGAAGACCGCAGATACTACTATCATATTTTGGTTGCATTGGATACTGAATCTGGTGAAGTGAAACGTTGGTCCAAGTTTTTCACATTGGAAGGAGAGAAGGTGGAATATGTTTTGGGATTTATCCAAACTAGTGATGAAGAATTCATGATTGGGTATTCCAAAATGGATAAAGAGTGTTGCATAAAAAATGTTTCCAGGGCAGATTTGGAAAAATTATTTACTTAATTTTTAAACGAGTTTTCTTACCTCTTCCTTCTCGACGAATTGTGTTGCGAATTACGCGAGGAGGTTGTGATGCTCTTGCAATTTTACGCAAAATTTGTTTATCATTGTGTTCCATATTTATTTTGGCCATTTCTTTTTCAAAGTCAATTCGTCTTTGTGCGGCGGCGGCCGAACGCATAAAGCGGTCTTCAATTATCTTTTGGTCTTTACTAATAGAAGGTTGATAAAAATCTTGTTTGACAGGGGATGGAATTTTAGTGCATCCTTGCCCACGACCACATGTTTTACGAGTTTTTTTGCGAGTTGTTTTCATATACAATATAAAAACAAATTATTTTTTAGATTTTTGCTGCTTAGATGAACGACGCTTTTTGTTTTTGCGACGGCGAGTTCTTCTTGGTTTTCCACCTGAGGGTACAATTAATTTTATATTTTCTAATTTAACTGGTTCTGGTTCTTTAATCTCTATATAATATTTATGGCTATCATAATAATCTATTTCTTCCGTATTTTCTTTATCCAATAATTTAAAAATATTATAATTGACTACATATTTTTCATCACTCTTATTATGAGTTTTACTAACAAAAACACCAAGTTTTTTTAATTCATATTTTTCTCCAAATGTATAATATAAAAAACCTTCTTTTAATTTATTTGTTTTCAGAACGACCCCATTAAGACGTGTTGCAAAGTCATTCAAATAACGATTTATAAAATCTTCTTGTAATGGTTTAAATTCTTTTTGTAAATCACTAAATTCATAATATATAGAATTTGAAAGATTCGATGGTCTGTTATTTATCCATTTGTTAAGAAATATATTATAGAATTCTTCAAAATTGTTAATATAATCTTTTTCTTTATCTAAATTATTTTTTTCATTATCCAAATATGTTTTTAATTCTTCTAATGTGGTTTTGCAGTTTTCTTTAATTAAATTTAATTCGTTAGTAAAGTTGATTATTTCGATCTCTTGTTTTGATTTTAATAAATTAGCAGCAGCAGCAGTTGCATTATTAAAAAATCTAGAAAACATGTTTATACAATATCCCCACACATTTTTATCCAACTCCCTTATACGATTTTCGGTGCCATTCAGTAATTCCATGCGCCCTTATCCCCTCAAAATGCGCCTTTGTCCCATACCCCATATTGGTGTGCATTGAATATTTTTCTTTTAAATCCGGATGTTCTGCACACAATGCCTCCATATAAGTATCACGCTCGTTTTTTGCTAAAATGGATGCCGCCGCAATGGACGAATACGTCCCATCCCCCTTCTCCACAGTTTCATGTGACAAAGTTATCAATGACTCCGTCTCTTCATCAAATTTGGAATAGGGTCGGAAATAATTGCCATCTACCAACAACAAACCATTGCGAATATTTGTAGGGGCAAAATTATTCAAATTCGCGGTAATACATTGATGCATCCCTTTCATCACGCAGTTCAAGATGCCAATACTATCAATTTCGTCCGCCTCGGCATAGTAGATGTGCCAAGCCAGCGCCTTAGATTTTATGTAGTCGGCGAGTTCCACCATTTTCTTCCGTGATTTGATTTGTTTGCTGTCTTTCATCCAATCATGGTGAAACAAATTCACATCTTTAGGTAAAATGACGCCTGCAACATAAACCCGCCCGAACAAGGGTCCACGCCCCGCCTCATCAACCCCAATCTCAAACTCAGTGTCTTCACAGAAACACGGTTTTAGTGTCACCTGTGGTTTCTTCTCTTTTTTTGTCTTTGCTCCTACTTCCATTATATATTTAGGTTTATTTGATTTTGCAAAGGAAAAAAATCAATTTTATAAGTGTCTATTTTCTCGATATAGAATATATATTTACAAAGATGAGTGAAATCAAATTAAGTCCGTTAATATTATTTTTTATACTGTTGATTGTGCTACTTGTTGCAACAACCGTGAGACAATGGGGGCTTGTTTCCGAGGGATTTATCGGCTATTTGAAGGACGCCAATAATTTCAGTTCGCAGACGGTTAAAGGATACGACAATACGCGAACCATTATCAAGTTGTATGACGATATTTTCTACGATAGCAGAAACGGATACACAGTTTTGGTAGCCGGACCCCAAGCAAGTGAAGGAACCACTGTGAGTTATATCAATGTTGTTCCGCGAAATCCAAAAGAACAAATCTGGAAGTATTCAGTTGTAAGTGGCGAATTGTCACAACAATGTCAAGAAAGCAAAATAGCCGATATTGAGTCTTTAGAGACACAGTGGTTCATAAAAGAACCGTCCAGTATGAATCAATTGAACTACATTACATGGGGCAATGACACCTATTTGTACATTATGGATTTAACCAATTCCATAATTTCCGGGAATACCGCCGTTTCTGGAAATACCGCCGTTTCTGGAAATACTGTCGCATCATACCAACCCGCCATCTCTGCATATTTCAACGGCACCATGAAACAGTCAACCAACAGCTATTCAATCACAGACACAATTAATTTGAAATCGTCATTCACCTATACTAGCGACGGAAAAGACGACACAAATGTAGTTGTGGATTTTTACGACAAAGTTGAAACGGTTTACCAGCTTGTATCAAATGTGTGGTTCGACGTCAAGACTGGCAATCTGCTTATTAAGACAAATGGAACCAGTGCTAAACTAGACGTCTATGCAAGAGGAAGCAAAACATCCAGTTATTCGTATACCGCAATTCCAACAAGCGGAAATACGACACCCGCATCCCAAATTTCATTTAGCCAAACTTCAGTAGCTCCTTATTTTATTCAAGATGCAACTCAAAATTTTACAATCATGTATTGGGCCAACGGCGACAATACTATCTTGTCAGTTTTCAAAAATGTTTTAGAGTCAGACGACACAATCAAGGGAGTAAAAACCCTGCGATTTACCCGAGACGGACTTTATGGAGCAAACCCCAATGCAGATAATAAAAAGAAAGAAGACGAGAAAATAGATACATCTGGCGACAACAAAGACCTTTTGGATTCATTTGCTAGATGGTATATTTACTTCAATACCAATGCAGTCGGTTCCGGCAACTCAAATGATTATTTATTGAAAACCCAGATTGTTCCGCCGGTTTGTCCCGCTTGCCCCGGATGCAAAGGTGTTTGCACCGACTGTGGTGGCAATGGCGGTTCCGGAACCAAAAAATCGGACACATCTTCTCTCGCATTTGACAACAAAACCGTGGTGGGTGCTACTGGAAGTTTATTAAATAACACAGTTGATACTGCCGGCAACGTGGTTAACAAGACGGTAGATACAGCGGGAAATGTTGTTGGAAAAACTTTGGACACCGCAGGCAATGTTGTTGGAAAAACTTTGGACACTGCGACCGGCGTGGTTGGAAAGACATTTGATGCGGCCGGCAACGTGCTTGGTTCCGCTGCAAGCACACTTGGTCTAGACCGCATTGGATACCAACAATCATATAGAGGTCCGGTGAATACCAGCACGAGTGCAAATACAAACGGCTATCCTTCTTATGGAAACAAGAGTGCGGAATACAGACCCGGAAGTAATAACACGGGTATTCCCAATTTACCCAATAGCAAACCCAATGACCCATATTCATACAATGGAGCACTGCAGTCCAAAGGGGGGAACTTCATGGCGGTCACTGCGGATTTCAGTAAATTCGGGCGATAGTAGGGGAACCAAGGTTATTCAGCGAAGCTTCCGCCCTATGACCCCTTCCCTTTATTTTTATTGGTGTTTTACAATATTATTTTTTATAAATATTAAATTATAAAAAAGGAGGGCTTTATTTTTATTGGTGTTTTACAATATTATTTTTTTTTATAAATATTGAATTATAAAAAAGAAGGGCTTTATTTTTATTGGTGTTATACAATATTATTTTTTTTATAAATATTGAATTATAAAAAAGGAGGGCTTTATTTTTATTGGCGTTTTACAATATTATTTTTTATAAATATTGAATTATAAAAAAGGAGGGGTCATACAGCCGTCAGGCTGCGCCTTTGGGGAACGTAGTTCCCCTAAGTGCGTTTGGACTGTAACCAAAACAATATTATTTTATTATAATTAAAGCTTACCCCATTAATTACAATAATGTTAAACCGAGACCAAATAGAAAAAGAGATGTGCGAAATTTTGCGAAATTTTGAAAAAAACCACACAAATATTAATTTCAAAAAAGGCTTTTACATATATGGTTCTTCGGGCGTTGGAAAAACAACTTTTGTTTTGAATGTTTTAAAATCGCTGAATTACGATGTTATCCATTATGATGCAGGCGACGTAAGAAACAAGGCCCTCATTGAAAACATTGCCAGCAACAATATTTCGTCATACAATGTGCTGGATATGATGCACAAGCGTGTAAAAAAAATTGCAATTGTGATGGACGAAATCGACGGTATGAACAGCGGCGACAAAGGCGGTCTGACTGCCCTTATCAAGCTGATTCGCCAGAAAAAGACAAAAAAACAGAAACTTGAAAACATGACGCTCAATCCAATTATTTGCATTGGAAACTACAATGTGGACAAGAAAATCAAAGAGCTTATGAAGGTGTGCAACTTATTTGAATTGAAAACGCCGACCCAAGACCAAATGAAAAACCTGATAAGAATGACTCTTCCATCTATTCATGAATCAAAAGTAGATGTCATTGAAAAGTATGCCATGGGCGATTTGCGAAAATTGGAATTTATCAAAAAACTGTACACTAAAAAACCCGAATTAATAAATGCGGATATTTTGCAAAATATACTCAACATAAAAACATTCAACGAAGACACAAATAAAATAACCAAATCACTGGTTTCACACCCGTATAAAATGGAAGACCACAATACGTTGATGAACGAGACAGATAGAACCACGGTTGCATTGTTATGGCACGAAAACATTGTGGACACCATTCCGCAACAAGCGGAAAAATCGTTGCCGTTTTATTTGCGATTTTTGGAAAATGTGTGTTATTCCGACTACATAGACCGTATTACATTTCAAAACCAGATTTGGCATTTTAATGAGATGAGCAGTTTGATGAAAACATTCAACAACAATCGACTATATCATTTAATCAATGAAACCAACAAAACACTGGATGAAGTCAGGTTCACCAAAGTTCTCACAAAATATTCGACAGAATACAACAACATTGAGTTTATTTACGATTTGTGTCAGAAAATGGATGTGGATAAAAAAGATTTGATTTCACTGTTCCAAGAATTGCGGATTTTTTATTCAGACAAAAAATTAGATGTAGTTAATGATGTCAATGTCTTGAATTCGGTAGAAAAAGTATTTGAAACGTATGATATCAATAAATTAGATATAAAAAGAATGTATCGATATTTAGACAAAAATGTCAAGAAGGATGTGGTGATAGATGAGTTTGAGGACGAGTAGTAGGGAAACCTACGGTTTCCCCTACGACCCCTTCCCTTGTGTTTTGTAAAAAAATAAAAAATTTTTATTTTTTTATATTCAACTGCCTATCCTTTATTTTATAAAAAATATATTAACTAACTTAAAATTTAAGGGAAGGGGTCGTAGGGGAAACCGTAGGTTTCCCTACTGCATAGCAGACCTGTCTCTCGAAGTATTCGACGACCAATCCATTTCGTCTTTATCAAGGTCCGCAAACATTTTCTTAATTTTCACTTTGTTTTCTTCTTTGACAACTTGTTTACTACGCAACATATATTCTAAAATGTCACGTGGTTCTTTGCACTCATCGCAGATTTTGTCCGCTTTTTCATTCGCCTTTTTGGACTTTTTATACAGAGCTTCACGACGCTTGGCGGTGCCGCGGTGTTTGCCTAACTCAGCACTGGCTTTGTAATACGCACGAACGGCTTTTCTGTACTTTTTAGTGCAGCTCTTGATTTTTGTCATTTGCTTTTTGACGAGGGGGTCTTCTGCTACTTTCGGCATTTTATATAATATGGTTATATAAAATATTATACTAAATCATTGACGGGTCTAATTTGAACAATGGTTCTGATTTGGACAATGATTCTTTCTGTCCATATACATTATTCATACTTTGCAACGTGCTAGGTAAAGCATTATCTTTCAATCCCGATTTTTCTATAAGAAGTTTTTGCAAATTTCCGTTTATACCTTCAAGTTCTGCAATGCGTCTTTCATACGTCTGGATTTGCTCATTCTGCTTTGTCAACAATTCCGCAATTTGCGGCATCGTCATTGGCACCGGCGGTTTTCCAGGTTGGTTCATCATGATTTGTCCACTTTTCGCCATCTCTTCCTGCATCATTTTATCCCGGTCTTTTTCAATTTGCGCAATCTGTTTCAAAACATCGGGTTTCATTTTTGGATTACCCGGTTCGTATTTTTCCAACAAGGGATCAATGTCTTCCATGAAAAACTTTTTAATGGTTGCCTCCTTTTCTAAACGAATAAAATCGGTCACTTTCTTTGGCGATTCTTTGACAAAATCAGGGTGCGGATTGTCCAGCAATTTGCGTTTATCAAACGTATTTTGTTCATGCGAGAAACAGAGAATCGTTTTCATCGGGTCCAATTGGACAAAGGGAATCGTGTACCCTTTGAGGAATTCGCGTTCTTCCGCCACTGCAGCGTGGTCCTGATACTTGGTTTGTTTCAAAAGTTCCACACGAAATGCAAATGTTCCAGCAGTTGCATGGTTGGGCCCGTAGGGCCCGAACTGAATCATTTTCTTAATGTGTTTGAAATAAATGTAGATTTCGCTGGAACCCGCACATAATGCTTGTCTATTATCCATCAACTTATCAACTGCATGCGAAACACGCTCCGGGGGATAATAATCGTCGTCATCCATATAAACAATGATGGAACCAGTTGCTTTGCTGTGCATATAATTTCGCTTCTCTCCGAGCGATACTTTTTGAGGCAGTTCAAAGTATTTGATTTGATTAATGCCTGAACTTTCCACCAAATCTTTGATTCTATCGGTGCCGTCATCCACAATAATCCATTCAATTCGGTCTTTGGGATAAGTCTGGTTCTTGAAACACTCAAACATAGTTGGAATAAATGGCCGTCGGTTAAATGTAGGAGTGCATACGCTAACCAGTGGATAATACTTTTTTGTTAATTTTGGCGTATGGGGTTTGGCTTTTGGCATTATAAATATTAATCAATTAATATTTATATTGTTATTGTTAAAAAACATTTGAAAATGATTCTCTCAGTTTGTTTTTAATTTCTTCTTGAAGCACATACATTTTTGGATTTTCATCGAGCATGAATTTAAACAATCCAATCATTATAGCACTTACAAATGCAATTCCGGTCCACTTATATACTGGCGAATATATTTTCAAAATAGATGGAACTGACCGAATTAAGCCAAAAAACATGACCAAAAATGGCAAATTGTTGAATATACCTCGCGCAAATTTCTCCAAATTATTTTTAATTTTTGACCACATCTCACCGTCGTTATTTGGTTCAAATATCATGTGGTTAACATTCATGACAGCGTGAATTCGTCGAAACATATCTATAAAAGAGCCTTCTCTCACGCCGCTGTATAAATTTGCCTCATCAATTGGGTCGGTATTAAATTTTAAATAATATGGAACACCCAACAACGAATAAAATTTAAAATAAAGGAAAAAAAGTGTTGAGGCAAAAGAAACGGTTGGTCCGTATACAATTGCAATACGAATCAATGTAAAAATTAAATAACTTATTGGATGTGCAACTTTGAATGCACTTAGCATTTCTTTAAATGATTCGCTTGGATTTAACTCGGCTTCTGCTGCTCCAGCAAGTGCATCCGCTCCAGCTCCTCCGGTAAGTTTTTTAGATTCTTCGACTGCTTTTCCGACTGCTGCTGCATTTCCGACTACTTCTCCTACTGCGGCTGTTTTTCCGACTACTTCTCCTGCTGCTGCTGCATTTCCGACTACTTCTCCTACTGCGGCTGTTTTTCCGACTACTTCTCCTGCTGCTGCTGCTGCTGCTACAGGCGGAACCATTCCTTCCATTTTCTTATCAATAAATCCAGATTTAAAACTTGACACGATTCCTTCAAATACATAGAAAACAAACAGCAAAGAAATGAAAATATTGTTGCTTTTTGGGTCATAAATTAGTTCCATCAAGTTTATTTTTCCGGTTTCAATATATTCGTTTGCATATTTATATGCGCGTATTAAAAATGAAATAACCAACTTAACAACATAATGAGAAATAAAGAAAATTAATACAAATATACATCGGTCTCGTCCTTTAAAAAAATTCACTAAACCCGGTATTTTAATAGAAATAGTTTCATCAAAGAACTTTACAATTTTATAAAAATATTCGCTGAAAAAATACAAATAATTTACAACATTGAATTTTTCATAGAATTCAATCCTTTTTGAAAACCCCTCGCTCAAATTAAAATACCAGTTATAACTTACATAAAGTGTAATAAAGAGAGAAAACAATGATACAAGTATTGAGTTGATTCGGTTTTCATCGCGATTTTTAGATTTGGTTTTTATTTTTGGGCCTTTGAATTTAGGGCTTCCGAGTGGTTTTATATTATCAAATTCTTCTTGATTAAGGTCATTTTCATGCATTTCACCAAATGGTTCGTTCAAATTTCGCGAATTAAATGGTTCTTGGTCAAAAATCGATTTTAAAGGATTTGCTTGTAAAAATTGTTCAAGTGGATTCTTAGGTAAAGAACCATTATCAAATCCTTCTTTCATACTAAAGTTTTCATCCTTAATTTTTTCTGTATTAATCCATTTAGTGGTCATTCACTATATATATACTAAAGGAACTAAGGTTTGACATTTTTGCGTATATAAGTTGTATAAGAGCATACTTACAAAAAAAAGGGGTAAGCAAAGTGACACATGGGCTTAATCGTCAGTTTCCCTACGGTTTCCCTACTTGGCATACAAGAGCATACTTAAAAAAAAAGGGAAGGGGTCGTAGGGCGTAAGCGAAGCTGAATAACCGTAGGTTTCCCTACTTGGCATACAAGAGCATACTTAAAAAAAAGGGAAGGGGTCGTAGGGCGTAAGCGAAGCTGAATAACCGTAGGTTTCCCTACTTGGCATACAAGAGCATACTTAAAAAAAAGGGAAGGGGTCGTAGGGCGTAAGCGAAGCTGAATAACCGTAGGTTTCCCTACGGTTTCCCTACGGTTTCCCTACTTGGCATACAAGAGTCCGCAATATCCACCAATGAAAGACAACACATTGTATCTCTCTTCAAACAGTTTCATATTGTAATTGTATTCATAGAGACGCCATGTTGGTGCACTCGTTGCAATAACAACACCCTCACCATTGCACGTAATTTGGTAGTCATAATTTTGCAAATCAAGTTGCGGGACAAATGTATTAATCTCTATCTCTACCGTTTTGAATTTTGACATATTGATTGCACCCGTTGGTTGATATTCAGTGGGGTTCGTGTTCAAGCAGAAATTGTAGCAATATAGTCCATTGTTAGAGAACCCAGCGGTGCGCGTATACTTCTCTACATATTCAAAAACCTCACGTGTCAAAAGATTCTCTCTGTATTCGCCATTGAAAAGAATACCCATCGTTTCCAAAATTTCTTTCCGATTCTCAACCGTGAATTCACCAGTGATGAAATAACCCGTGTTTTTTCCGTCGGGGTTTACCAAAGGACCAATTAAACGTGTATTGTCTGCAGTAGAATAAATTTCCGGATTTGTTCCTATGATAGGTGCATTCTGAATATCTCCTGGAATTGTTCGATACGGCCAGTTGGTGTAATTGCTCCATTCATTTCGCATATAAACGTCGTTTCTCTGCAGATACCACATCCAATTCGCCACCATTCCATTGGACTGGACTTTGATTTTTTTGGAACCAGTGACATTTTCATAATTATATTCAAAAATGTCTTTGATTAAATACACTTGATTCTCCGCCGTAAAAGTTTTGGTTTCCTCTTTGGACAAAAAACAATAAGTTGCTAAAATGTGGATATCCGCATTCCATCCATTCATAATGTTTGGATATTTGTCCTTGGTAATTATTTCGGAGGGTGGGGTTTGCAAAAAGCGATAAAGCTGAAATCGGTCTTGTGTAAAATCGGGGCGAACATAAGGATAATTATTGACGTCATCAAAAACATCACGAACCTGGTAAAGTTCTTCAATGGGTCTTAAAGTAACATTGATGTATAATTCGTTATATTGGAGAGAAGCCATTGGAAAAGCACATTTACTGTCAAGGGTGAACCATGCATTTATGGGAATATACAGCGTTCTACCTCTGATTGAAGGTTCTGCACCCAATGTGCTTCCTGTGTAGTAAGCGGAAGGATACGTATTTGCACGACCATAACTGTTTGCGGGGTCATTAATTTCGCTATTGTTTCCAGACATTTGATTGAAAAGTCCTTTTTTGGACTCATTGAAGTCGCGTTCAACCATTGCGGCTAAATAATCACCCGAGTATTTTTGCAGAGTAAAATTTCCACACTTGATTTCAATTTCCTTGATAATGTGTGTGCCAATATCTTTAATCCAACGGAAATCGTAGGACGCCCATTTGTTGTTTGTTTCCGTGCATGGGTGATAAATGGGACTCCATATGTGAGGCAATGTAATGACAATGTAGGTATCCATTAGCAATTCAGCATAACGGGGCATTTTAAAAGAAAATGTGGATGTTTCCGATGTTCGCAAATCGCGAAGACCGTCATAATCAATTCTGAATTTTTGAAGGCCAAAATTGGTTATTTTTTTATAAGTTGCTTTAAAAAGAGTTTTCTGTTCGTTTCCGCCTTGAATAATTGTATTATTTGCACCTTCAGCAACAAGATTTAGTAATCCACCAGCCATTGTATATTGTATAATACAATGATGGATTTAAATTTATTTAATCTTGAATAAATATATAATGCATCCAATTAAGAAATTTTTGATTTTAGTAATTGTGTTAGTTGCAATTCTTATCATTTACAATTTATTAAAGTCACGTCAAATTATCAAAATAAATTATGAAAAACATAAAAAAGAGTTGAAAGAGGGGTTTGAGGATGCTTCAGCATCCGCAGTATCAATTGCCGCCATTCCACAAAGTTATCTTCAACTACCAATTCGCGAATTTATTGTCAAATCATCATACAATAGTGCAATTAACAATGAGAACATTGCAGAGAAGAAACAAATCATGACAGTTCTGGAGAGAGGGTGCCGTCTTATAGATTTTGAAATATATACACGAAACAACATTGAATATGTTTCTTATTCTGAGGACCCAAAATACAAAAGCATGGACACTGAGAATGACGCGAACAATCGACTGTCTTTGAGCGAGGCATTCAACACAGTGGTTGGATATGCATTTACAAGTCCGGCTCCGTCGCCTAATGACCCATTGTTCATTTCTCTGCGAATCAAAAATAACTCGGCAGAAATATATTCGCGCATTGCAACCCTCATTAACTATGCATTCGAAACCCGTTTGTATAAAGGCGACGTCAATAGCGGAACAATTTTGGAAAATTTAATGGGAAAGGTGGTTATTATACTGGACAAAACTAGTTCACCCAAATACAAAAACTTCATGAACTGTTCTAGTTCCACCTGCTACAAATTAACCGAATATGTAAATATTGAAGCGGGAACAATTGGATTTCCAAAATACACATATACAAATTTAGAAACACTTCCCCAAAAATTGGTGACTCCAAGTAAAGATGAATTGGGAACAAATATTCAAAGTTTTATGATAATGACGCCTACGCAGATAGACCATAATAAACCGCCAAATCCGGTTGATACCATATCAAAAATATTTCCTCAATTCTTTTTGTATAAATTTTACAAACCAAGCGAAGAATTGACCGACTATGAAAATATATTTAATGAAAATCAGACGGCACTTGTTCCAGTATCAGCCATTATATCAAATAGCCAAAAACAAAATTCCGCAACACAATAAAATTATATATGTTAATTGTATATGAACAAATATAATACCCCATTATGCAACAACAAAATGAGTTTTGACGAATGCGAGCTGGCAATTTTGCGCCAAGCCGTGGATGAAAGCGATATGATAAGAGCCAAGAAAACAGTCATGAACGACGACGTCCAAAAAATCATCAATATTTTAGAAAATTTTTTGCAAAAAAAACCGCTGATTTGTTATGGCGGCACGGCAATCAATAATATTCTGCCAAAACAGGACCAGTTCTATAATCGAGAGTTGGAAATCCCCGATTACGATTTTTACTCAAAGACCGCGCTCAGTGACTCAATTGAGTTGGCGAATTTGTATGCCGATGCCGGATACAAAGAAGTTGAGGCAAAATCGGGCATGCACCACGGAACCTACAAGGTTTTTGTGAATTTCATTGCGGTAGCCGATATCACTCATTTGCATGAGGACATTTTTGACGCCTTATACACAGATTCAATCAAAGTTGCGGGAATCAAATATGCCCCCGCCAATTTCCTGCGTATGAATATGTATTTAGAACTGTCTAGACCCATGGGTGATGTCAGCAGGTGGGAAAAGGTTTTCAAAAGATTGTCTTTGTTGAACAAGCACTATCCTGTGAACCCATCAACCAATTGCGACAAAGTTGAGTTCCAGAAAAAAATGGAGGAAGACACAATTCGTTCTATTATAAGCAGAGACAGTGTAAGTGAAAAAAGCTATTTAAATCTCTCTACAACCCAGGTAGAAGAAGATATTCATATCATTATTCGCGACAGTTTAGTATCATTGGGTGCCATATTTATTGGCGGGTATGCATGCTCACTTTACTCCAAATACATGCCGGAAAAGGAAAAACGCAAAATAGAGAAAACCGCGGACTTTGATGTGATTATCGACGATATTGACAAAGCTGCCATCATTATCAAGGAGCAACTTGAAAACAATGTCAAGGAGAAAATTGTATTGATAGAACACGCAGAAATCAGCGAAATTATTCCGCGAAACATTGAAATCAAGATTGGCGATGATTCAGTTGCATTTATTTACGAACCCATTGCGTGCCACAGTTACAACAAAATAGAAGTCGACAAGAAGGAAATCAATATTGCAACCATTGATACATTGTTGTCGTTTTATTTGGCGTTCCTCTATTCAAAGAAGGAGTATTACAAGAATAAAGACAAGATTCTCTGCATGGCGATGTTTCTTTTCGACGTCCAACAGAGAAATCGTCTTAGCCAAGAGGGGTTATTGAAACGATTCACAATCGATTGTTATGGAAAACAGAAAATGCTGGAAGACATTCGCACAGAGAAGGCGGAAAAATTCAAAGAATTAATGCCAAAGAAAGGCACTGCGGAATATGACGAATGGTTTTTGAAATACAATCCAAATGATAAGCGCAAAAAGACAATAGGAAAACAATTGAAAAGTGTGACCAAAGAAATTATTTTGTCACCAGATGCGGTTCGACAAAAGAAGAAAACAGTTGGTAAAAAATTTAAAAAACATAATAAGCGAAAGGTATCGTTCAAAAAACCAAAAAGAGAAAAGCATTTTTTATTTTAATTTTTTCCCAAATGCATCATATATTTACCACCATAAATATATAATGAGGTCATTTTTTTTTATTTTTATTTTTTTTTTTATCATTCAGTGGGTTTGTTGTAGTTATTTCCGATTTCTCTAAATCTTCACTGGAAAGACCCCATTGAGAGACTGCACAATCGTCAATTGATTGTATCAACGTATCTGATTCATTCATGGTCGCATCGTCCCATGGTGTTTCATGAAACTTGATATCTTCGTTAATTTCGTTTTGAAGTGTTTTTATTCTATCCAGGAGTTTGGTGAAATATTTGAGCTGCGTTTCCTGAAAAAAGGTGCAATAATTGGTATACAGTTCAATCTGGTCTCTCAGAATTTTATTGTCATATTCCAAAGTATTGATAAAATTGGCAATGCGGATTCCACTTTGAGATTTGGATTTGTATTTATTGATGGAGAGTTCATTTTCTTTTAATTTGCCAATTAAACAAGTGATTAATTCAACCGCATTGTCGTGAACCAAATAAATATTATCCAAAGAATACTCACCAAATGGTTCTAAATCATTGTATACGGGGTGCTGTAAGACAGTCGGAATATCAATCTTGTAATCCTCAAAAAGTTTGTGCAACATATTATACAAATTGTAATAGTCACAATAACCGCGATTTGTCAACATTAGGAAATTTCTATGCAAATTGTCGGTGTCAAAAAGCATCGCCTTATATTGAAAGTGGAACGACTCCAAACAAATGAGAAAAATCTTCTTGGAATCGTTGTCATTGATTAGGTCCGTGTGAATGTCTTTTAATTGACCGAGTTTTATTTTGATGGCCGCCCTCATCTCTACGATTTTTTCAATGATGCTCTTCACTACCATAAATTCATTTTTCAATTTGAAGATTTCATCATCCATCCTTATACAAATACGAATTATATTTTTATCCATTTTTCAGGGAACATGGTGTCAGTGTTTTCCTGAATGAGTGGTCCAAACCAGACTGAAGGATAGCAGACAATTTTCTCTGGGTCCATATTTAAATAAGCCCCCCACCAACTGAAACTGCTGTTTGCAATAATGTTGTGTTTGCAACAACTCATTGAAAGCATCTCTTCCCAATCGGTCTCTTCTAAATGTCGCACAAAAGTGATTTTGTCCCTAAATTCGTTTTTCAAGGTAGCCACATCTTTCTCTACAGATTCAAAATCTTCTTCTTCGCAAAAATAGTAGACAGTAAACAGACTTTCATCGAATAACAAGATGTAGTTGAGCGCATTCATATAATAATCAACCCCCATAATTGGGTGACAATCCGGCAAATCTTTGTAATCACCTCTTCGAAAATGGAGAGAAATACTGTTTTTTTGAAATGAATATTTTTTTTTTTGAAATTTCTCTACATCCAGCATTTTCAAAATGGTTTTCAAATGGTTGTCAAAAAATTTGTAACTTTGAAAATATCCATTGAGTGTAATGTTTTCTTTAGGTTCAGGCAGTTTTATGAATCCATGGGTCCCCTGATTCACCAAAGTAGTTTGCGGTATACTCGTTGTAACATGGTCGGAAATAGATGATAGCAAAGTGTCCCAATAAGTCCGCCGTTTCCCAAGATTTGCACTGTATTCAAAAAGAAAATTGATATTATGTTCGATTGCGTAAGCAATGGTTGCAAAAACTTGGAACAATTGATTTCCAAGACCGCCGTATAATTTGCAAGTTACAAAGTGTGCCGCCATATATGATTTTGAATAATTCTATTTTTACGTAGTTTAGTCGGAATTATATTTTTCTCTCATATATTATAAACAAAAATGGCTGAAAAACAAAAACCCGAAGACACTGCTTCTGTAGCTGCTGCCGCTACAGGAGAACTTGAAAAGAAGGAGCCTGAAATCAAAGTTGAATGGTCACCCGAGAATGAGAAAATTTTGGTCGAATGGTGTGATATTGCAAAATGTTATAAATGGTTGCACACTAGGGCGCACCAGAACTATTCCACAAAACACGCGTGGTTCACGATTCCTGCCATTATTCTCTCTACTATTTCTGGAACAGCATCTTTTGCCCAAGGCAGTTTGCCGGTATCAATGCAGACATATGCACCCATGGTGATTGGTTCCGTGAATATTTTCATTGGTATCCTAACCACTATCCAGCAGTATTTGAAGATTTCCGAATACAATGAATCGCACCGAGTCTCTGCAATTGCGTGGGACAAATTTGCGAGAAATATCCGCATTGAATTAGCGAAACACCCTGACGAGCGTTCATCCGATGCAGGTCATTTTTTGAAAACCAATCGTGACGAATTTGACAGATTGATGGAGACGAGTCCTTCCATCCCGATTCCAATTGTTGACGAATTCTTGGAGACATTTTCTGGCGAAGAAGTGCAAAAATGGTATAAATGCTGTTCTGACAAAAAGAAGAAGAACGACCACAAAATCAAAAAGCAAGAAGAGTTGAAGAACAGAGCTAAAATGTTTGAAAAACTGAAGAAACCGGATGTGTGCAACATCATTGTGACATCCGATGATGACCGTCATCCATGGTATAAGGACCCAAATGCATTAAGAAAAAAAGACGACGTTTTATATTCAGTGGTTTCGCAGAAAATAACCAAGATACAAGAAGAAGCGTTGAAGAAACAGAAAGAAATCAAACAAGAATATGAAGACAAAATTCAGTTAGAAAAAGACACGAGAGAACACGAAGAACAAGATAAAAAACGCCGACAAGAAATTCAGCAAAAGTTTATGAATGGAACAGTAGCAATTGCGAATAAAATCAAAGAACAGAATCGTCAAATTGACGAATATGTTCGACTGTTCTCGTTGAACCATGGACGCAAACCGCTGAAAGACGAGATTAGCGATGGATTACGTTCCAAAGTTGATGCCGATATTTTAACCAAGTATTTAGAAAAATATGGTAGCGAGATGATTAATTTAGTAATAGATGATGAGGAAGATAGTGCAGTATAATAAGATTATTGTGGTGTCTGAATACGTTTTACCGTGAATAGGAACAAAATTGCAAGCAGAACAATCCAAACATTGCAACAGTATATTGTGAAAATGGTCCGAGACGATTTAATATTGAATGTGATAAAATACAGTAAACCTGCGATAACTATCCACCATGAAAATAAAATAAAACTGTAATTTGGTTTACTACTCAAAAAATCTAGCATAATTGTTTTTCCAATAATTCCCAGAAAATCAGTATGTAAAAGTGTGCTTTTTGCATAACTAATTTCTCCGCGTTCTGCTTCTTTTTCTTCAGGGTCTTTTTCTTCTACTTCATCCATTATAATAAATTATAAAATATAAATATGTTATAATTTTACTCAAATTTTGGTAAACTGAGTTGTATTTTTAATAATAAAAAATGGTTGTTTTTGAGAAAATAATTCACCCTTAACATAAAAAGAGTTTGTATTTTCAAATGAAATAATATTTTGTTTGTAGTAATTTAAATTCTCGGTATCCATAATGCATTCATATTCCATTGGTAATAAAGCGAATCGTTCAAGTGATTCTGCATTTTGTGGGTCCAATGGCAGAAAACTAAAATAGAAATATGTTCCAATTTCGTCAATGTCTGTTAAAAAATCTGCAACATTTTTTGAATTTAATTCTTCTTTGGTTACGTTGACAATCTGGTTGTTTTCATTTTTTTTGCATAAATATCCGCTATAGGGTGAACTTACATTTTCGTTAACGTAGAGCCATGTATTATTGGCGAATAAATCTTTAATTATGTTGTCAGTATCTAAATTGAATACTTTATTTAAAAAAACCAGTTCATTGGGTATGCATGGAATAAAATTGGTTGGAGGTAATGCTTCAATTTTTACAAATACAAAAACAGCATTACTTTCGGAAATGTATGGAATATAACCAATAAAAGATGTTTCTTGTTGTCCTTCAAACATTTTTTTTACAAATTCAACCACTTGTGTTTTGAACATTGTGTCTAAAGATTCTTCATTTTTATCGTTGTCAACAAATCCACCGACAATTATACCATTGTTTTGTGCAACCATTGGTTGTTGTAAAGGTTGTTCCATTGGTTGTTGTAAAGGTTGTTGTAAAGGTTGTTGTAAAGGTTGTTCCATTGGTTGTTGTAAAGGTTGTTGTAAAGGTTGTTGTAAAGGTTGTTGTAAAGGTTGTTGTAAAGGTTGTTCCATTGGTTGTTGTAAAGGTTGTAGTAAAGGTTGTTGTTGTTGTTCATTCATTGGTTGTTGTAAAGGTTGTTGTTGTTGTTCATTCATTGGTTGTTGTAAAGGTTGTTGTAAAGGTTGTTGTAAAGGTTGTTGTAAAGGTTGTTCCATTGGTTGTTGTAAAGGTTGTTGTAAAGGTTGTTGTAAAGGTTGTTCCATTGGTTGTTGTAAAGGTTGTTGTAAAGGTTGTTGTTCATTCATTGGTTGTTGTAAAGGTTGTTGTAAAGGTTGTTGTTCATTCATTGGTTGTTGTAAAGATTGTTCCATTGGTTGAGAACCTTGTTCTAAATTAAAATTAAAAACAGGAAATGTAATATTTGAATCTTTATGTTCAACAATATATTTAACAAAATGTGTATCTAAATCTGTATTTATAGCAAATGCACAAATATATGTTTTAATATTACTTTCTGTAGTTTTTAATGATGTGATTTTATCATATAAATAATCAGCATTTGGATAAGAACCATTAGCACCAAGATTCATATCAGGGTTTGGACCAGGGTTTGGACCAGGGTTTGGACCAAGATTCATATCAGGGTTTGGACCAGGGTTTGGACCAAGATTTATATCAGGATTTGGACCAAGATTCATATCAGGGTTTGGACCAAGATTCATATCTGGGTTTGGACCAGGGTTTGGACCAGGGTTTGGACCAGGAAGAGAATTCTGTTCTCCTCCTTTTTGTTTTTTAAATTTATTAATATTTTTGTTAGAAAACATGTATATATATTGTTCAAATAATTTTAGTAAGAATATATATACGAATGAATTTATTAGATAATACTCAAAATCAAATAAAAAATATTACAAAAACTTTATTACGCCCAATAAAAACTTTATTAGAACCATCCAATATTTCTTATGGATTTATTGGTTTAACAACTGTATTATTGGGATATTATACATTTTTTGAAAATAATATTGAAAATCCATTGACCGATACTTTAGCGTCTCAATCAGAATCAGCTGCATCTGAGCCCAGTAATACATCATCTGAGACTACTACTGCATCATCATTAAATCCATTTGCATCATCTGAGACTAGTAATACATCATCTGAGACTAGTAATACATCATCTGAGACTAGTAATACATCTAGTGCTGCATCGTCGTTGAATCCATTTGCATCTGATGAAAAACCAATAATTAGTGGAGGAAAAAGAAAATTGAAAAAAACTAGAAAATCTAAAAAATAAATATTACAAAATATTGGTTAATGCATCTTTTTGTTCAGGAGTTAATGATTCTGGAAACTTGACATCAAATTCTAAAATCAAATTTCCAGTAGTTCCTTCTCGAACCATTCCCAGATTTTTAATCACTTGTTTTGCACCAGTAAACAATACAACATTCACATTCAAAGTAATTTGGTTTCCATTAATATAATCCATTTTGAATTTAAATCCACACAATGCCTCTTTCAAAGTAATTGTTTTTTTATAATACAAATCAATTCCTTTTCTCACAAATTCAGATTCATCAGAAGACACTGTAATATTTAAATGGACATCTCCCTGTATTTGTTTGTCTCCAGCATTAATCACATTTCCTTTTGATTGTAAGATTATAGTCTCTCCATTATCAATGCCTTGTGGAACATTTATATTGAATGATTCTGATTCATTTATTTTCAAATCACCTTCTTGGACCCATCTCTCAATTTCAAACTGAATGGGTGTTCCAGTATATGCTTGTTTCAACGTAATCTTAATATCTTTGACAATTGGTGGTGGTTTTTGGATATGTCTTTGGAAAATCATGCCAGGCATTCCATGTATTTCAATGTTTGGACCACCCTGTCCAAAAAGCATTTCAAAAATATTTACTCCACCTGGGCCGGAACTAAATCGCATTTCTTGGCCTTGACCGAATGGTCCGCCTTGACCAAAAGGGCCACCCGGACCGAACGGACCAAAAGGGCCAAAAGGATGACCCGGACCGAACGGATGACCGACCGGACCAAAAGGGTTTTGCCCTCCTCCATTCAATTCCATATCATAAATTTCTCTCTGTTGTTTATCACTTAACACATCGTTTGCTGAATTAATTTCTTGCATTTTCCGATTGGCTTCTTCTTGTTCTTCGGGCATTTTAGTCTTAACCTTATCCGGATGAAATCTCATCGACATTGCACGAAATGCTTGTTTGATGTCTTTCTCGCTAGCATCTTTCGAAACACCCAAAGTTTCATAATGGTTCGGCATTTTATATAAGTAATCTGTAAAATTATTTATATAAGTTTTTACGAATATGGATAAAATCCATATAAAACTTTATTTGCTAATTATCCTAACAAATGGACCCCGACACTTTTATATTAAAATACAAACCATATTTTATCCGCGATTTTTATCTAGAACCTGCACACATTACTGTTCTAAATGCATTAAAAGAACTGGATGACCTAAATCTGCTCATTGTTGGAAATGCATGTTCCGGAAAAACATCACTGATTTATGCAATAATTCGCGAATACTATAGAATGAATGAAACCGCTGTTTTTCCGGAACACAATATTATGTTTATCAACAATTTGAAAGAACAAGGCATCCAGTTTTTCAGAACTGAGATGAGAACATTTTGCCAATCATCATCAAATATTCCAGGTAAAAAGAAAATAATTGTGGTGGACGATATTGACACAATCAATGAACAAAGTCAGCAAGTTTTTCGCAACTATATTGACAAATATTCTAAAAATATTCATTTCATATCGGTTTGTTCAAATATTCAAAAGGTGAATGAAAGTCTGCAATCCCGTTTGCACATATTGAAAATAAACCAGGTAAATCGCGCAAATTTAGAAACCACAATGGCAATAATTGTGGAAAAAGAGGGTTTAATCATTGACGCCGACGCCAAAGAATTCATATTAAATATCAGCGACAATTCGATTCGCGTTTTAATCAATCATTTGGAAAAAATATACATTCTTGGCAAACCGGTCAATATGGATTTGGTTCACAAAATGTGTTCCAACATTTCGTATGTGCAATTTGACAATTATATTGGTAAGTTGAGGTCGCGTGATTTGAATGGTGCAATCAAAATATTATATGAAATCTACGATTACGGGTATTCAGTGATAGACATATTGGATTACTTTTTCACATATGTAAAATTCACTAAAAATTTGGAAGAAGTTGAAAAATATCGAGTTCTCCCTTTTCTCTGCAAGTATATCACAATTTTCCACAAAGTTCATGAAGATGTAATTGAGCTCGCATTTTTTACCAATAGTTTGATGGCGTCCGTAAAGTATTCGAAATAAAATACTGCAAATATAATAAATGGCTTCAACACACAACCTTGACATAAACACATACTCTTTAGACGAAATTTTTGGTCTCTTTGATTTAAATTATAACTTGACCGAGGATTCTATGCGTGCCGCGAAAAAAAAGGTTTTAATGATACACCCCGACAAATCGCGTCTTCCTGCAAACTATTTTCTATTCTACAAACAAGCATACGAAATTGTCTTGAACATATACAAGCAAAAATCCAAATTCAATGATAATGCAAAGGGGGCACCACAGCAATATACTCCGGATGTCGAACAGCATGCATCCATTGGCAACAATGGAGCCCCTCCTGCAGATGCCAACATTTCAAAGAAGTTTTCAAATACCAAATTCAACGAGTTGTATGACCAAAATATGGTGAGAAAAACGGACACATCCCGGTTTGACTGGTTCAGACGCGACGAACCGGTCATGGACGATTTCAGTAAACGACAGGTGAATCCCAAAAATATGGGGTCCGAATTGGAAGCAATCAAGCAGAAACAATCGGCCCTCCAAGTGTATAAAGGCGTCCAGGAGATGCAGAGTGGCGGAGGCACCAGTTATTTCGAAGACGACGAAGAATCCAATGAATATGTGGCCTGCGACGTTTTTAGCAAATTGAAATTTGACGATTTGCGCAAGGTGCATAAAGACCAGACAGTGTTTGCGGTTTCAGAGGCGGATTTTAACAAGAGACCGCAATACAAAACGGTGGACCAGTTTGTGAGAGAACGAGATGCAGGCGGAAGTGCACCGTTGTCAAAAGCCGAGGCAGCAAGTTTATTGGAGAGACAACAGAAAGAAAAGGAACAATTGATTATGAACAAACAGCATCGCGACTACATGTTGCAAAAAGAGTATGAGGAAAAACAAAAATCGGTTCGCGCGGCGTTTCTCCAACTTCGTTAAGGGAACTACGTTCCCTTAAGAACCCTCCTTTTGTTTTTCATATGAATTATATAATTTTATATAATCAATATTCCAATAAAAGGAGGGGGTATGGGGGAACGTAGTCCCCCCCAAATATATCTGCGATTATTATAATATCAAATAATGTTTGACAAAAAATATGCTTACCATTATTTAATCGCAATTGGCGCGATTGGAGTAGTCAGTTATTTCGGTGACAAAATAAAACAGGGATTATCAAGCAATGATGCAGAGAACGAACTAATTCGCAAATATTTATTGAATGAGTCGCCACTTTATGGTATGAACCGACCCAAGCTTTGGATACACAGCACTTACGAGAAAAACGCCCGCCAGTGGAAAGATTTTTACAGCCGAAATACCACCGATTTGAACCAACCATATATTCATCTCACAATTAAATCGATTATCAACCATTGTGGAGCGGATTTCAACATTTGTCTGATTGACGATGAAACCTTTAGCAAACTCATCCCCACTTGGGAAGTCAATATGGCCACTCTTTCCGAGCCCCATAAATCTACTTATCGTGAGGTTGGAATGTTGCAACTTCTCTACTTGTATGGAGGAATTATTGTGCCAAATTCGTTTATTTGTATGCAGAACTTGGCGCCCCTTTTGGCCGAGCAGCCATTTGTGGCAGAGATGGTAAATCGCACGTGCAACGCGTCCAATCAGAATTTTATGCCATCCACTAAATTTATGGGTGCAAAGAAGGGATGCCCCGTTATACAAAAGATGTTGGCGGAAAACAAAGCGGATGTGAACCGCCACTTCACAACAGAAGGCAAATTTTTAGGAAATACTCAACAATGGTTATACAATGAGGTGAATGTGGGGTCAATGCAATTGGTGAATGGCAAGCGAATTGGAACAAAAACAAGCAGAGGAAAACAGATTTTATTGGAAGACCTGATGGGCGAGGATTATCTGGATTTGGATAAAGATGCGTATGGAATTTACATTCCTGCAGAGGAAGTTTTGGCCAGACCTAAATACCAATGGTTGGCCTACTTATCTTCGGAAGAAGTTTTGAAAACCAATGCAGTTATAATAAAATACTTGAAATCGTCCACGGTGGATGCAGTCAATGAGTATTTTTCTGAAACAAATGTGTTGAAGAGTGTGTCTACAATTTAAAAGGAACCTACGGTTCCCTTTTGAACCCTCCCTTTTGGTCCTTTTTTTTGCTTTGCTTATCCCTCCCTTTTGGCCTTTTTTTGCTTTGCTTATCCCTCCCTTTTGGTCCTTTTTTTTTGCTTTGCTTATCCCTCCCTTTTGGCCTTTTTTTGCTTTGCTTATCCCTCCCTTTTGGCCTTTTTTTGCTTTGCTTATCCCTCCCTTTTGGCCTTTTTTTTTGCTTTGCTTATCCCTTCCTTTTGGCCCTTTTAGGTCGGTCACAAAAAAATATAAACAATTTTTTGATTATATTTTTTATGAAAAGGCATTTTGTTGAATGCACAAAGGCTAAATTTTGCTTCCAATATAATATCCTAACATATTGACAACAATATCAATGTATGAATTATTATTTATTTCATTCCAATATCTTTCCGGAACAGGCCAATATGTTTTTACAAAATTATATAGTTTTTTGTTATACACAACAAATCTTTCAAAAACTTCCCATAATATACCAAAAAATAGTGCTAAATAATACTTATTTGGATATATATATCCAATAACAAGCCATAATATAAAATGATTCAATGTAAACAAATCAATTGTTGTTGATTTCATTATATTTATAATTATAAAATAATAATTTTTCAAAATGGAATGGGTATAAAGATTTTTATGTAAAAATATTTATATAAAACATTTATATAGAGCAATCAACAAAATGCTCTGCCAAATATTTAAACGAGAAATTCCCCACCATATATTATTTGATTTGTTGGAAAAAGTATGTTTGAAAACCGAAAAATATTATTTTATCGACGTTGCAGCATACAACAAACTATTGTTTCTGGATTTAAAAAAACCATTTATTGATGCTCTGACCGAGTATTATTTTTTATCAAAGCGGTTTTATTTAGAGAGAGATTTCACATATAGTTCTTTCACAAATATTGTTCGGCAAATTTGCAAGCATGAGAATATTAAATTCGAGTCAGAAATCAAATACAGCCACTCCAAATATTATATAAATTTCTTTATATATCTCTCGGAATAAATATATAGCTATATACAAATGAGCAAAAATGCATATGCAACCATTCATTTTGGAAGCAATCCAGTTTATTTGGAATTGGAATTATATTTTTTCATAATGTTGCGAAAATATACAACCAATGATATTTTATATTTATATTCTGCGACGGATACTCCCAAATATTTTGTAGACGCAGTTCGTCCATTTGTAACCGAGGTGATTCCATATGATGATACCGGAATCACATACAATGTCAAATTTGAAAGCGGTTATACAAATTTCAACACATTGAGAACATGCAATTTTATTTTTGCATACAATTTAGAAAAATATAAAAAAATATGTATTATTGAGTCGGATATGGTAATCATGAAGAGTATCGATTCTATTTTTGAATTGAATTCGCCAGCAGTATTATCTTATTACATTAGCAATGCAACTCCGGAAAATGAGAAAATAGTGCACAATGCAAGATTAAACACAAATTTCAAAATTGACAACAACCCAGCAGAAGTTATTGCAAGATGCAATCAAAAGGGGAGACTCAATGGAGGTGTTATGTTGATTGAACCGAGTGTGCGTTTATTTGAAAAGTATATTGAAAAAATTCCCGATATTATCAGAAAAACATGTAAATATCCAAATGAGACGCTTTTTGAGTATGTCAACAATGCATATTATAATTTGCCGGTTCGATATAATTTATCGCATTATCACGCAAAACCAAATATTTTGAAGAACTACAATTTATCAAAAGATGATGTTTTGGTTTTTCATTTTAACGAAACTAATTATAAACATCTTGATACTATTAAAAATCCGATTGATGAAAATGGAGAGAATTGGTTGGATATTTACAGGAGCACAACCGACCCAAAATATGCAATTAAAAAGATTCCAGTGTTGCATTACAAGGATTTTGTGTATGATGAAAATCACAAAAAAATCGAAGATATTATTTTGGAGTTTAAACCGGTGAAGAATTCAATCAGCACAGCGGATTTGAATTCTCCAAGTAATGAACTAGATTTTCTAATAAGAGAGGAAATGCCTAATGGAACAATAAAGGTAAGACCAAGATTTGATTTTCCTCTCAACTATCTTTTTATTGATATGAGTAAAGAACAAAAAAAAGTATTTCTAAGAAAATCAGAAGATGACCAAATCAACGAGTTAAAAGAATTATACAGAAATGAATTTATTAAAATGCCAATTAGTCATCAAAAGGAGATTTTAAAAAAACTGACTTATGCAAACTCCAAATACGACACCTATAAGATGGCTGAAATGTTGCAAGTGGTTGACCCAAGTAAAAAAAATCTGCATAAAATAAGACCTAGTCAACCGCAATCTTCAACAAAAGAAGAAAAAAAAGATGAGAAAACCCAAAAATGGATAGACCGCGTGAACGATTTGGTTCAACGAATTTCGGCAATTCAAACAAAAAAAAAGTTATTAAAATTTCATACCAATTATATTCAGCCCATTTTAGAAATAACCAAGACCCATAAATTGAATATGATTATCAAAGATAAAATCAAAGAATTAACGGATGCTTATGAATTTAAAATGAGTGAAACGCCAATTAGTGAAACATCCATGAATAAAACTAAGAAAAAGAAAAGTAAAAGTAAAAAGAAAAGTAAAAGTAAAAAAGATTCGTAAATATATCAAATAAAATGCATATTTGATATATATAATGCAATTCACACCCTCAAGAGTTATTGCTCAAGTAGTAGAAGAATTTAGTCGTTCCGATTTTGAAGAATTACTTAGACAAAACCCTGGAAAAGTTGTATTGAAATTTGGCGCCACGTGGTGTGGTCCTTGCAAAACAATTGAACCATTGGTGAATCAATGGTTTTCAAAAATGCCTGAAACGGTTCGTTATGCAACAATTGATATTGATGAGTCGTTTGACCTCTATGGAGCATTAAAGACAAAACGCCAGATTAATGGTATACCCGCCATTCTTTGTTTCAACAAAGGCAATGAAAGCTATATTCCAGATATGAATGTTGTTGGGGCTAATGTTGACCAAGTCAATGCATTTTTCAGACAAGTCTTGGGGTAAAACGTCCCTAAATTAAAAGGAGGGGTATGGTGTAAAAGCATCCCTAAATTAAAAGGAGGGGGTATGGTGTAAAAGCATCCCTAAATTAAAAGGAGGGGTATGGTGTAAAAGCATCCCTAAATTAAAAGGAGGGGGTTTGGGGGAACGTAGTTCTCCCACTATAGGTATAAACTCTGGTTTGTCGCCACATATTTGAGAATTAGCTTATCAATTTGAGACAATTTATGCGCGAGTTCTACACAACTGGTTGTTGTGCCCATCAATTCACGACCAAGCGTCGATATTTTCAGAATGGCCTTTGTAAAATCACCAATAGAAACGCCATTTGCTTCAATCACGGAAATGACCGTCTTGCATTCCGCCTCGTTAGTACAGTCACACCATGCATACATGCAATCTATTAAATCATAGCACAAACCATCTAGACCAGTGTCCTTCATATGGATTCCGTGCGACTCTTCCAAAACCAATAATTCAGACCGCACCTTTTCAAAATTTTTGATTTTCTCGTTCATAAAAGTTTGGTCGCAATAATTTGAAAACCCAGGATAAATTCGGCATTCCTCATTAACACGCACATCGGTAAAAAGGCTGAAAAAGGCAACCAAATCTTTTGGTCCAAAATCCTCAAAATTGTTCCAGACTGAACTAATGCGTGTAACCAAGATTGGATTAATTTCGGAAACTACTCCTACAACCAATGTATATTCGTCTTCGCTAATCATTTGGATTACACCAACTTCAACAAGAACATTTATTAGTCGCTGGACTTTATCCAATATATAATTTTGGTTTGCACGCAACCTTAGTTGGGTTTCATCCAATGACTTTTGAAACTTCAGATAATCAATATAAAACACATAATCTTTTTCCAAATTCGGGTTCTCTGAAAACATTTTGCGAATACTAATGTCAATCTCCTTTCTCTTCTTGTTTGCCGAAAATTGTTGTTTCACTAGTAAATCAGAATATGTTTTGAGGGTTTCTCTCGTTGTTTTCAAATTTGCAAATCCCTGTTCTTTCTGCTCAATCTTCTTTTCCGTATCTTCCACTTCTCTCAATAATCCAGCAGACATCTTATCCATTTCAGTTTGCAACATTGATTTTGCAATGAACTTCTCAATGTCTTTGACCAAGACATTCTCTGCATTTTTGAAAAGATTTAGGACGACAGAATAATAAATTTGGAACTTGCTTTCCAGCTTTTGCGGTTTACCGCACAACACCTCCTTGTAAGTGGTCATGGACGGGAGTTCAAATAGATTTGAACAATGAACCACGTGACCAACGGTGTCAATGCCTCGGCGACCTGCACGACCCGCCATCTGCGTATATTCATGGGGCAAAAGGTATCTGGGCGAATCTCCACCATCGTATTTCTTCAAATTAATAAAGACCGCGGTTTTAATAGGGCAGTCGAGACCAATGGCGAAACTTTCAGTTGCAAAAAGAACTTTGATATATTTCTTGGAAATCATGAATTCCACGATTTCTCTCAAGACTGGAATCATGCCTGAATGATGGATTCCGATTCCCTTCTCCAAAAGTGCTACCAAGTTCTGGTATTCAGGAAGACCCTGGTATTCTCTCCAGTTAGGGAGACGTTTAAGAATGGATTCGCACAATAAGTGAACCTGTGGTCCAGAGGAACCACTATGCTCATCATTTAAAGGAGGGTTCATAAGGGAACCATCGGTTCCCTTAATTTCTTCGGCGCACTGTTCCACCGCTTTTCTGGAAAAAACAAAACAAATGGCCGGCAACATATCTTGGTCTCTCAGATGAGCAAACAAATTATTCAAAACTGTTTTACGTTTCAACTGTACATCATTTCCGGCCAACGCATCCAAAACCATTTTGGCTTCTTTATAGGTGGATTCATTGAAAACCCCATCAGCGGAACGAATTGGCAAACATTTGTCGACGGATTTGCGAAACTTGGCTTCTGTCTCTTTGTCCTTCATTTTCTTGTAAAAACCCTCGGTTCCATTCATGTAAACATAATGGGTTAGCGGAACAATACGAGTATCGGTGGAACAAATGACGACTTGCTTTAAGAGCGGGTCGCTTCGTGCTTCAATCCAGCGCGCCGACTTGACCGGGTCATCCAGCGTAGCTGAAAGCATCACCATCTGCACATGTTGCGGAAGCATCAAAATGGTCTGTTCCCACACATGACCTCGATGCGCATCATTAATATAATGGAACTCATCGAATACAACACACCCCAATTCGTTCTCTATGTCCATTGAAAAAGAAAGCGACGAATCTTTTCTGTTCTCGGATTGTGTAAAAAGCTGGTTCATTAATATTTCAGTTGTCATAATTAAAACCTGTGCACTCGGGTTCGTTTTGATATCGCCGGTTAATAAACCAAAAGTAATATCCGGATACTTTTGCGTAAAATCAAATGTCTTTTGATTGGAGAGAGCCTTGATGGGTGAACAATAAATGACGCGTTTACCCAGACCAGTAAAATGCCTGATTGCAAATTCTGCTGGCAAAGTTTTTCCAGAACCGGTCGCTGCCGTCACTAAAACATGATTTCCATCCACAATACCTTGGATAGCATGTTTCTGAAAAGGACTCAGGTCATGTTGAAATAATTTGAAATATTCTCCATATTTCGAATCATTTGAATAATTATTATTGTCAGTTGTTAATACCATTATTTATAAGATTATTAGCACAATATGTTTATATTGTTTATAAAAGAGAATAAAGGTTTTTCCAAATAATTGTTTAATAAAATGGAAAATATTCTCTACGAAATAGAAGACCATGAAGATAATGTGCAGAAAATGGACAAACAATCGACAAAATCATATTTGAAAGATTTTGCAGATGATGTGAAAAGCATAAAAAAAACTTACAAATATGGAAAGAAAGTTTACAGGATGACACTTTTCTCTCTTGAACATGATTTTTTAGCGGAGGATTATATTGAGCATTACAAAACACTTTCTTCCAACCTTTATGGAAAAGATTTTATGAGTGAGTTTGATATTTTTATAATTAGGAAATTCAATGAATGATTTATCTAGACAAATAAAAAAAAAGAGATAAGTAACATTCATTGCGAGGGATAAGCGTAGCGACTGCATAACATTCATTAGAAGGGATAAGCGTAGCGACTGCATAACATTCATTAGAAGGGATAAGTAACATTCATTAGAAGGGATAAGTAACATTCATTGGAAGGGATAAGTAACATTCATTGGAAGGGAAGGGGTCATAGGGGAAAAGATGCCAAAGGCATCTGACGGTCAGCGCGCAAAGCGCGCTTTACCGTAGGTTTCCCCTATATTTGAACTGTCCATCTCCAATTGGAATTTTATTGGCGCGCCAGGCTTTACTGGCTTCATCAAAATCAATTGTTATTTTATACTGCTGACCCTTTTTCTTGGGTAAATTGTTGTATAATATAGTATCGGGTAAAACACGACGATTCAAAGCCAACGCATTCGCATTCGCTTCTTCCAATGGCTTTGGCTTCACATTCGCATTTGCTTCTTCCAATTTTTTCCTGGTTTGACTTCTTGTTTGCATTTTTTTATAATTTTGTTTTCTCTCCAGATAAACAAAATTAATTCAATTTTATAGGTTCAAAGTTTGATTATACAATCTGCGGAAGAAATATGTATGTTCAAGAGTTTTTATTTTACGGAATTATTTTAATCTTAGTAGTCCGATATTTATACATTTGCATCAAATATCCATTCTGGGCGCACATGCCCGTCTACCACACATATGATTACCACAACTTTTTTTCACGGACCAGTAGAGAAATGCAACTGTTCCCCTATAAGAACAAGTTCTCTAATGCCATCCAAATAAAAACCATAAGCTATTATGAACTGAACGACACCTATATTAAATATTTTGCAGAATTGCTCCAATGTTTTTATATTCCCGCAGATGATATTTTATACACACTCGTAGAGAAAGATGCAAAAGCCCGCTTTAGCGGGCATTTTGATACTCCGTTTCTCTCCTTTTACAATGAAAAGAACTATGTCTCTACAGGTAAGTCATCTGAAAAACAATTTGACATCTTGAGCACCAATGTGGAAATCCAATTGTTTCCCGAACCGAAGGGTTGTATTGCCTCGTATCCAGTGCACACATTTTATCATCCAGCAAATGAATATAAACCAGCCAACTACTTGACATATATTGCATGTGACCGCGCCTATAAATCGCAAAACATAAGTCGTAATCTGATATCCACCCACGACTACAACGTGCGGAGACACAATCCAGATGTTAGAATTGGGATTTTAAAGAAGGATACTGGTATATGCGAAGGTGCGGTCCCCCTCCTCACTTTCTCTACAGGTTTGTTCCAAATAAATGTGAGTAAGACAAAACAACGAGTGCGCAACATTGTTCAGGTATATCGACAGAACTGGGATATCATGATGGATACATTGCATGGATTGTTCAAACCCAATGTTCTCTACGATTTTGTGGTTGCAATTGATATTGGTGCTATTAAATCCAGGATTGATGGAGAGATACTTTTTGTTTATGCATTTTGTGAACAAGGCAATGTGTTGGCGATGTATTTTATAGAGGATGCGCACACACATTATGAACAAGGAGCTAAAAAAAGTTTGCGATTAGTGGCGTCTATTAATAATGGATTATCCGACGAATTATTTGTTCAAGGGTTTTTGGAATGTTTGCGCAAATTGCAGAAACGGAACTTGGATTTTAAAATGCTGTTGATTGATGACATTGGACACAATGAACAGTTGATGATGCAATTAGAACCCGTTGAAAAAACCACGGGAGCATATTACTTTATAAATTGGATGTTTCCACATAAGGTCATGAGAGAAAAAACGTTTATGGTGGTTTAGATTTTTGTCTAATCAATTCTCGCAATCTATTACTTAGATTACGTCGAACCGTAGGTGCCGTAGAACTTGTTGGACCCGTAGAACTTGTTGAACCCGTAGAACTTGTTGAACCCGTAGAACTTGTTGGACCCGTAGGACTTGTTGGACCCGTAGAACTTGTTGCTGTAGGACTTGTTAGACCCGTAGGTGCATCCATTAGTTCCTTGATTTCATCCAAATTTTCTTCCAGTTCGCTTTTAATAAACCCATAACGTGTTCCAATAATATTTAAAAACACCGGCGTATTCAACAGTTTTCGGCCGAGTTTTTTTCTATCGTTTAACCCATTCAAAAATATACTTTCATTTGTTGTAATAAATTTTTTATATTCCTCAATTAATTTTGAATTATCGTCATCATATTGTTGTAACGAATTCTGAATTGTTGTATCACCATTGATATTTTTAATAATCTGATTAGTGATTTCAATTTTTTTCATATCATCTGGATGGTGAATTGCAATGGTTTGAAAATCACTTTCATCCATTTTTAATGGATTGGATGGGTAAAAAAAATTTTGACTTTTTATTTTTATTATTTTTGGATTAAATTTCATTATATCGCCCTTTATTGGATAATATACCTTATGTATTTTGGCATATTCTTTCTGGTTATTATTGTCAAAATTGTTATAAACAATTTTATAATCTACCAATAACCCATCTTTATGATATGCAACTATTTTTATAAAATCGGGTTTGCCTCCATGCAACAATCGTCTGGTTTTTATTTTGCGTTTTTGTTTATTTTTTCTTGTTTTCATGTATATATATTACTATACATTTTCGGGAGTATTAAAATATTTCTTCCGATATTTTTCAACCTCATTGTCTGGAATTCTATCGTATAAAAAAATATGCATTGCTTTCTCCGGATGTTTCAACATTTCAATAATAAAATGGATTGAGTAAACCCCACATTCAGACCCGCCATATTGATGTTTCTTTTTACCAGTAATGTATTTGAATTCAATATTTTCTCTCAGGCCCTGTTGTTTAACACTGTTTATAAACTCGGTTATCTTCTTTGGAACAGAACCCGATGCACTATCAAAAAACATGATGATGCGTTTATTCGCGTCAATGAACACCGAGACCCAATGTGAACCAGATTGGTCATGTTTATCTAAATTGAATACGCTAGCAAATCTGCGTTTGCCTTGGCTCATTAATTCTTTCAAATTAAATTTGCAAAGGTCATCTTCAACACACGTTTGCGATGATGTGTCAACAATATAATCATAATCGATGGGGGTTGTTCCTAAATACTTGAAATCTTTGTTCTCCATTTCGTATTGTTCCATGACCATATCAATATCAAAATTGGTTAACCATTCGTTTTTATTTTTGAACCATTCTGGGGGGTGTTCGGGTGCAAAAAGCTGTTTTTTAATTTGTGAACGCAGTTTAACATCGTCAATTTCATTCACCCATTTTCTCTCATCTTGGCAATTTATTTTCATTCTTAGTTCATGCCAAATAAGCGTGGGCTTTGTCGCAATGATTTTGTTTGCATGGTCTTTGTTATATTCATCGCGGATTTTGAGAAGGACTTCTGGTGTCATGCAAGACGTTGAAACCACTTTCTTATTTTTAACCAATGGACTGCAATTCAATTGTTTGACTGTCTTTTTTATTAGACGATTGGTCTTTCTTTTTTTTGTTCCTTTCATTATATTATAATATGATTTTACAAAATAGTATTTGAATATTTTGTAAAATAAAAAAAAACACGCAATATATATAATCTTACCTTTTTTTCATTTTTTCTTTTGCACTTTTTCATTTATGCTGCCTTCTTGACAACCTTCTTGACAATCTTCTTCTCAACAGGAGCTGCCGCTACAACAGGCTTCTCCTCCTCAGGTGCTACTGCAGGCTTAGCTACAACCTTTGGTTCAGGCTTTACTGGCTCAGGCTTAGCTACTGGCTCTGGTTTCGGCGCCTCCTCCTCCTCATCACTATCCTCAACCATTGTTTGAGCCGCCTTAGTTTCGGGTGCCGAAACCTCCTCATCAGCATCAGCATCGTCATTCTCGATAGTATTCTTCTCATCCTCAGACAACTTGATGTGGCACTTGCCGAATACAGTGACAACCTCCTTGGGCTTGACAACCGCCTGTACTAACTTCCAGGTGACACCCCATCCCTTGCCGCCAATCCAAATGCCACCGCACTGTAAAACGCAGGCAACATTACTTAACTTGGGCACAAAGTGTGCAGGTGTCATCTCCTCATTCTCGCAGGGAAATATTAAACTGCCATTTGTATCGTATAACTCGACATTCCATCGGTTGTCCTTCTCGTAGAAGGGTACCTTGGCACTAAGTGTGGGACTCTTAGTCATATCGGGCTTCTTAGTTCCCTTAATCTTGGGAAACTTGAGAATGGGGAAGAAACTGTACTTGAGGATATCGAGGGTGAGCTTCTCACCCCACCATAACTCGGAATTCTTAACGGCCTCATTCAAAATCGCAGTCTCAAATGCCTTGACCTTGTCTAAGAACATGGTCGAATTCTTGGTCGCATACTCCTCATTGGGGAAACTGAGCGAAATGCTGAACTTTCCATCGGAAACACCGGTAGTTTGGTCTACGAAATCACTGATTCCCCAAGTAGTCATGAGGGGTGATGAAATGTGCAATCCACGACCGGTTTGGTTGCTAATAATATTAATTGACTTTCCTTGCTTATCGTTTACCTTGGGGGGAGTGAATCGAATGGATTCAGGGACCCAGGCGTTAACATCGAGGACAATAGGTTGAGACTTGGTAGCGGACATTTTTAGTTCTGGTATACTTTTATTAGTGGTTTGGCTTTATATAACTTGTAAAACTTGTTATTTGGGGTATTTATGCTTTTAAATAATAGGTTTATCAAAAGTTCAATTTTACGTGTTTATTTTTTCAAATACTTTTTTATTTTTGTATATTTATATTTTATATATGAGTGATATAAATTTAGATACAAGTTGGGTCGATGCGTATTCAGGTGATCCGCAAACACCTGATATACTGAGAGAAATAAAAACACTTGAAGAAGGGGTTAAGCATATATTAAAATTATCACGGTCATCACAAACAAAATTAATAAAATTGTTAGACAACATTAAAACAAAGTATGGCAAAACCGTACTGATTTATAATCCAAAGGTTAAATCATATGAAAGTGCATTAAGAAAAGCACAAAATGCAACTGGCGACAAAAACCAAATACTTCGTTTGAATGACGGATATCGAGCATCTGTATTATGCAGTAATTTTCATACTATACCAGAAATATTAGCTGAAATTGATGCGCTTTTACCAATGTATAAATTTGAGAAAATGTCTGTATTGAATACATTTGAAAAACCCTGGCCAAATGGATATCAAGATTATAATTGCAGATTAAAAGATGTAGAGAACAATGACTTGATTGGAGAACTCCAAATTCATTTTTGCCCAATCAAATTATTTTCACAAACTGTTGGACACTTGTCTTATGAAATATTGCGAACCTTAAATCCAGCGGACCCACATACAGAACACGTTAGAGATGCGCTACAGAAAATTGCAACTGCTGGTTACAATTCTGCATTAGAATTAAAGGATGATTGTTGTTTTGATAAAATTAATGAATTGAAAAAAAAATATAATGTTACAGATGAAGATGAAGAACGGATGAGTTCAAGTGAAGGAAAAGGACGAAAGACAAAACGAAAACACAAAACAAAATCTATGTGGGGTTACAAATTAAAAGAAAAAAGGAAAAGAACAAAAAATAATCATTTTGTAAAGTGATTTATAATAATATTTCTATATATCCAATATAGAAATATGCTTTCAAAGATGGCCAAGCCAGAACCAACAACATATAGAGAAATTTCAAAAATAGATTTATCAACAGTCAAGTTGCCAGAACTCAAGAAATATGCACGCGATTTGAATATAAAAGTTTCTGGAAACAAGGCGGAAGTCAAAGCACGAATTGAAACCCAAATTAGATTGACTGTCTCTGCAATCAAAATCCAGAAAACATTTCGCGGACACATGGTTTTAGAATGGATGAAATTAAAGGGAACCCGAGAGAACTGTGTGAACGACACCGATTTCTACACTTTAGAGCCATTGAATGAAATCCCCTACCTGTATTTTATAAAATGTGTGGACACATCACACAATTATGGTTTCGATATTAAATCTCTCTGCACGTTGGCTACCAAAAACAAAAAGTTTGAAAATCCATACAATAGAGAAAATCTCAAAACAACATTTGGTGCAAAAATGGTGCGGGTTGTCAAACTAACCAATATTCTATTTCCTGGAAATGATTTGATGATGGATATTGCAAATGTATATGAATCATCTACCAATAGAGTAGTAGTAACAGAATCTTTCTCTACATTTTTCCAAAATTTAGACCAATTAACGTTGGAGCAACGCATAACCAATTTGTTTATGCAGATTGATAGTCTGGGTAATTATACCAACAAAGAATGGTTGACCCAGTTAAGTGAAGACCGTCGCTACTATTTGGTTGTGAAAATAAACCAGTTGTGGAATAAAATATCAAGTGTTGTGAGACAAAAAATATGTCCACATATATCGCCTTTCTCTACAGGTTTCTTTGGAATTTCACCTGCACACATTAGCACAGAGATGATTGTTAAAATGGCGGAGGTTCTAGTCCATAGTGGTATAGATAATGAACATAAACAATTGGGGGCGATGTATTTTTTATCAGGATTGACTCTTGTTTCTTTGAATGCACGAAACCAGATGCCGTGGTTGTATGAAAACTATTTCACGATTGTCAGGTAGTGGGAGAACCAAAGGTATTCAGAGAAGCTCCGCTTCTCTTACGCCCCAAACCCCCTCCTTCAGGGAGAACCGCTACGCTCATCCCCCAAACTCCCTCCTTTTAATTATAAAATAGGGAGAACCAAATGTCTAACTATTCTATTAATGCAAGTTTACTCCTGAAGGAGGGGGTTTGGGGGGACCATGGGTTCTCCCTGATAGGATTCTTAGATCTAGAAAAACTACATTCTCACTATTTTATAATTAAGGAGGGGGTTTGGGGCGTAAGAGAAGCGGAGCTTCTCTGAATACCATGGGTTCTCCCTGATAGGATTCTTAGATCTTTAGAAAAACTACGTTCTCCCTATTTTATAATTAAGGAGGGGGGTTTGGGGGGATGAGCGTAGCGGTTCTCCCAAGACCATTTTATGCCTTAAAATAAATACAAATGCGTAAAACTACTTAAAAAACTAACCCTTTAAAGTGTATAATAAGAAATGGTCCGCAAAACTACTAAGTCTGATGCCCCTGTTACCACTGCTCCTGCCGTCACTGTCACTGTTGAGTCTACCCCCGTTGTTGAGAAGAAGCCCAAGGCCGAGAAGAAGCCCAAGGCTGCCCCCGTTGTTGAGGCCCCTGCTCCTGCTCCTGTAGTTGAGGCCCCCGTTGAGACCCCCGCTGAGACCCCCGCTGAGGCCCCCGCTCCCATTGATGCTTCCACCCTTGCCTCCAAGTTGAACGACTTTGGCTCCAAGATTCAGCAGGTCACCACCATCCTTTCTTCCATGAAGGCTGATTACAAGCTCCTCGAGAAGTCCGTTTCCAAGGAGCTCAAGGCTGCTTCCAAGTCCAAGAAGGGCAAGAAGGCCACCAGTGCAAACAGACAGCCCTCCGGCTTTGTTAAGCCCTCCGTCATCAGTGACGAGCTCATCAAGTTTCTTGGCAAGGAGCCCGGAACCATGATGTCCCGTGTTGAGGTCAGCAAGGGAATTAACGAGTACATCACCACCAACAGTCTTAAGGACAAGGTATCTGGCAGACAGATTAACCCTGATGCCAAGCTTGCTACCCTTTTGAAGATTGGCAAGGATGAGGTTCTTACCTACTTCAACCTCCAGAGATACTTAAAGATTCACTTCGTTAAGTCCGCTTAAGGGAACGCGTAGTTCCCTCCTTTGGAGAAAAATAAAAATATCATTTTTTTAAATGATACTTTTTTCAAATACTTATTTGTAATAAAAAGTTTTTTTGTAAACCATTATTCATTATAAAAACAGCATAAAGATTCTACACCAATAATCCTTATAAAAATGTCCGAAGGAATCCGATACCAGATTGAAGAAATTGATTCAGAAGAGATTCAAACAGCCACAAATAGCGGCGTCCCAAAACATATTCTTGATTATATTGCCAAAACAAAGCCTCACCTCATCATTTTGACCCCTTGCTACAACAGCAGTATGTATGTTACCTACACCGAGTCACTTTTGCAAACCATGTTTATGTGCAAAGACCTAGGTATTAATGCAACTGTCCATTTTTGCCGCAACGACAGTTTGGTTTCCCGTGCCAGAAACAATTTGATTGCCAAAGCAATGAATATTCCCAGTGCAACCCATTTTCTTTTTATTGATGCGGATATTACCTGGAGCCCTTTTGACATTTTAAAGCTCTTAGTTGCGGACAAGCCCATTGTTGGCGGAATTTACCCAATCAAGAACTACGATTTTGACAAATTGGCATCCAATCCCAACGCAGTAAATGAGATTTTTGCACGTAAGAACCAGTCACAATTGAAAGACGCATTTTCAAACAAGGAATATTTGAAAACCAATATGGTGAGATACAATATTAATTATAGTTCAAATATGTTGGAAATAGAGAATAATCTGGTGAAAATCAAGCATTTGGCGACCGGTTTTATGTTGATTAAGCGCACTGTTATTGAAGTGATGTCCAAGGCATTCCCCCAAACCAAATATGTAGATGATGTCAATTTTCTCTCGGGTAAGGAGAATGATTTTGCTTATGCTCTATTTGATTGTGGTGTGGAAGAAGGGCATTATTTATCGGAGGACTGGATGTTTTGCCACCGATGGCAAAAGATGGGCGGGTCCGTTTATGCGGATGTCACTATTAATTTGGACCACACTGGTATCGAAACGTATAAGGGCTCGTTCATATCATCGCTCATGTAATATTGCACCATACTATAATGAGTTGTGTTTTTACCAATGATGGTGGGATAACTGTTTCTTTAATTGAACACTCATTTTCCCCAACATTTGCATCGAGAAATAACCACGAGGTTTTGTTTAGACGGATGCACACATATTTAATGGATGCTGGTGTAATCAAAAACAATATTATTGATTTGGGGGCGTGGATTGGCGACAATACGATACCTTGGTCCAAGCGAAGCGACGCTAAGCGAAGCGGCCAAAAGCAATCCGTCGTTTATGCAATTGACCCATCCAGAGAGAACTGCGATTTTATCCAAAGAATGTGCGACCATAACAAAATCGATAATGTGAAAATATTCCAAACTGCAATCAGTGATAAAATGGAAACCCTGTCAACCAATGATGATATGTATCACTGCACATTTGTTCAAGGGGGCGAAGGTCGAAACAAAGTGAATGCAATCACATTGGACCATTTATTTAATATTGGAGAGATTGAAAATATCGGATATATTCATTTAGACGTGGAGGGAATGGAATACAATGTGATTTTAGGGGCAGAAAAAATCATTGACTCATACAAACCAGTTATCACGTTTGAACAACATTTGGAAATTGACAACTATAATTTAATTTTGGAACATTTGACAAACAAGAATTATGTAGTTTTTTTGATTGATGAAGTGTTGCCTGGATGCAGACCCGATTGTCGCAATTCCATCGCTTTTCCCAAAGAAATGTTTGACCCAAGTATTGTTACAAAAATTCACGAATATATTGGGAAAGAAATTTTGTTGCCTTTTTTTTTAGATTTTTTTTGATTTTTTCCAAATTTATACCGGTGAAGATTTCGTAAACTTGTTGAACCGCACACCGCGGGTGTGCTTTGTTTAAAATCGTTACCGGTATAAAACGTGCCGTTCAACAAGTTTACGAATTCTTCAAGGGTGTATATATTTTGTAAAAAATATATAAATAATTTTATATGTATCGCCAAATATGCGAAAATGCATTCTCTACAGCTTGCGTAAATGGCTACCTAGGTATAGCCAAAATTATAAAATATATAAATCCAGAAATCAATGTTCCAGAGTCCGCATTTTGTTTTGCATGCGACAATGGACACTTGGAAGTGGCAAAATGGTTGTTCGAAATTAATCCAGACATTGATATTTCAGAAGACGTTTTTTGCTACAATGGTCACTTAGATGTGGCACAATGGCTTTATAAAATCAAACCGACCATTATCGACGATTCACATTGTGTATTCTTATGGTCATGCAGACAGGGTCATTTACTCATGGCACAATGGTTGCTAGAAATAAATCCCGACATTGATATTTCGAGAGATGAAGAACACGTGTTTCGCCACACATGCAAATCTGGTCATTTGGAAGTTGCAAAATGGCTGCTCCAAATAAAACCGGAAATCAATGTTTCAGCATGTGAAGAATACGCTTTTTGCTGGGCTTGTGCAAATGGCTATTCAGAAATGATAGAATGGTTGCTCCAAATAAATCCGGAAATCAATTTGACAGCATGTGACGAAGAAGCCTTTCGCATGGCTTGCAAAAATGGACACACAACAATTGTTACATGGTTTTGCAGATTAAATCCACGCAAATATTTTGCCATGATTTATAACAATGCTATTATTTCGTGGAAAATAAAATATGTAATTGAGTATGAAGGGTCAGAACAAAACGGTTCAGATGAAATTAATTGCGGGATATGCTATGAAAACATTGTGACCCTAAAGTCGGCAATTTGCTCCCATTATTTTTGCAAAACTTGTATACTGCGTATGTTTGAACTTTACAACAATAATTGCCCATTTTGTAGGAGAGAATTCACCAAATTTATTAAAATAACATAGACACATTTGTTATATTTATTGTATAACAAATGTTTGACCCATCACTCTTAGAGTTAGCACAGTTTGCACCAGATAACAATGCTGTTAAAGAATACATCAAAACTACAAAATCATCTTGGTCCAAAGGTAATTATTGGTTGGGCGGACAAATTACTTTGAGTCCTACCGATAAAATTACGGACAAGTTGTGCAACAAAGTGAGAGAAATCTACAAAATTGATTACTTTTGTTGCAACAGTTTTGAAATTGCAAGTATGAATGATAGCAAAACACTTTTTGTTGAAATGCAAGTAGTTATCCAACAATTCAGAGAAATGATGAAACAGCGGACTCTGGACGAGCTTAATAAAACAAAGTTGAACCAGGATGTCAATAAAATAATAGTTTCGCTATGTGAATAACTTTCTTTGATTGTGTTATATGAACGAAATTGACCAACTAACATTGAAGATGCTTACTAGTAAAAAAAGATACAACCACTATTTAGCAAATGCAAATCCAGAGAAATCCGCAGAGATAGAAGAATATAACCAAAAAGTTAAAAAATATGTGCCGCAAATTAAAAAACTCATTGGTAAATATTTTGAAAATCCGGAAACACAGACTAGCAATGATATTGATGATGTTATTGAATCCTGTTTTAAAATATTAATTAAACATTTTGAAATGCAGGAGTATGAAGAGAAATGCGCCAAGCATGGATACGATGCAACAGATTCGTCCGAGGAAGAAGAAACTTTATTTAAAGAAGCCGAAGAAGAAGAAGAAGAAGAAGAAGAAGAAGAAGAAGAAGTTTCAAATAAACCAAAACCGAATTCTTACTGGGGCAAAAACATAAATAAATCTTCAACACTGGACCATTTTATAAAAAAAAGATAAATAGAATATTTTGATTTAAACCGTCAAAGAATTAAAACGGCACAAAGTGCCGTTTTTTCTTCTAGGTTCGTGACCGATAACCATTTAATAAGGCACGCAAAGCGTGCCGTTTTAAATGTTCATCGGTTTATAATATAAATATAAATGGATAAATATAAATAATGGATTACGATTTTATTATAAAATTGCCATCCGGTAAATCTTTTGGATTCGCGGTTTCAGAAGACGACACAATTGGTGATTTGCGAACAAAAATCTATGAAAAATCAGGCATTAATCTGGATGACGTGATTTTTTTAATTGACGACAAAGAGGTCAGCAATAACACTGACAAAATATTTAAAGACCGTTTAGCAAAAAATGTGCGGTATTCGGAAATGACTACTTTTATAAAAATCAAAGAAGAAAAAAATAAATAAACATAAATATATATTTTCACATATATTTATGGATTATCCTTTGAATACGGAACAATATTCACTTATTTACAAAGTATCATTTTTATCACTGGCGTCTATAAAAAATAAAAATTCATTCTAACCTTTGTTTACAAAGTTTTTGACAAAGTTTTTTTGCCTTTACTTTTTGTTTTGTTTTTAGGTTTTTTCAAAACACGTAATCCGCGTCTTTTTGATTTTTTTTTACCCCTTGCAAATCTCAAAATTCTGGATAGTTTGGATAGTCCATCTTTGATACCCCAAAATAATTGTGCATAAAGACCCGGTGTTTTAAGAACAGCAGGGCTGGGAGTAGGTACAGGCTGAACAGAAATTTGTAAAGTTTGAAAAATATTTTCATATAGATTTTTTGGACTATAATTACGAAACCCCCCTGCACTGTAAAATTCATTATGTTTTCCCGAATACCATAATAACATATTTAGTGGATGAAATTTATTATCATTGAAATTGTATAAGTTTACAAACATTTGTTGCAAATCATTTTGCGAAAAAATAGTTCTTATATCAATATTTATACCGAACGAGTGTTTTAAATTTATATATACTTGGAATACCATGTAATTGACATAATCAGTCGGCAAAATATTAGTTAATTGGATTGGTTTGAGAAAATTAGGGTCAAGGTCTATCATTCTAAACTTTCCGTCTTTTCCAATACACAAATTTGGTATTTTTATATCAGTATTCACCAGACCATTGGAAACTACTTTTTCAGTAAGAAACTTATGAAGATCAATTAACAATTGTGGATAATTACCAAGATAATGTTGTAAAACTCCATTGTCGCAATTTCCTTTTTCTACTAAATATGATTCTGGCATAACATCACCCGAGTTGAATCTTTTTAAAAAGATTGTTAATGATACTTGTTCTCCTGTAGGAAGCTTTACATACCAAATTCTAGGGGAAATACCTTTTTCTCCAAATGTATGGTATAATTCAAGTTCTTCATAAACGTCATTGGGATTTGTATTTGGTTTAAAATTAACAATCATAAACTCTTCGTCAAATTTTGAACCTTGTCTTAATGAATATGTGCCATCTTTACGTTTAATTGTATCTTCAACTATTTTGTAAGTTCCTTGTGCGACACTTTGATTAGCATCATATCCAACTGTTGTCATATTTATAACATAACAATATACTAAAAACGTCTAGAACGGTTTTTTTTTGACCGTTTTTTTCTTTTTGTTTTTTTTCCACCACTCCAAAAACCAATTCTTGAAGCCAATCTTGAAGCCAATCTTGAAGCCAATCTTGAAAAAATGTTAGGTCTTGGTGGTTCAAATTCAATGGGTTCATCAAATGAGGATGCACCATGTTTACTCAATTTATTGTAGAGTTGCATCATGTTTGTGCTTTGATTCATATCAATCATGTGGTCTTTAGAATGAGAAAATAATTCTTTAATTAAATCTTTTTTACCAAATTTTTGTATTTCGGTTACCATTTCGCTAATGTAGTCTTCAGAAAAAATAATTGGAATATTTATTCTGCTAAATTGTCCATGCCATATAATTATATTAGTATAAGTTTGAAATAACATGTAGTCAATAAAATATCTTGGATCTATATTAGAATCGCTAATATCGAATATGTAATCTGGATCAAAATCTATCATTATAAATTGTCCATCTTTAGTACATAAATTGTCAAGTTTTATATCAGCATTAATCAACCTAAAACTCTCAACAAATCTTTTTAAAAAAATACGAAGGTCAATAAACATTTGTCTATAATTGTCTTCATACAATTTAAGAATTGTATTTCCAGTAAGTGTATTTCCACAATTAGCTTTTTCCATCAAAAGCCAAACATCAGCAGAACTATCTGGTTTTTCTACATTTTCATCACTAAAGTGTGATAAAAATTTATCTGGTGTAAAAAGCAAATTTTTTCTGTAGTCTTGTTTTGGTTGCGCCGGTAGGGTTTTCTTGTATTCTTGCAAGAATTCATTGAATGTCTCGGCGGAATAATGATTCGCAAAACTATTCTCAATAGTTTCGAACTGTTGGTAAGCAATTGTAATGTCGTCGTCGTCCTGTAAACTAGCAAGCATTTGGGTGGCGTACTCATCATTGGTGATTTTGGATAATTTGGCTTTCAACAGCACGCTTACACTTAACACTGTTAAAATTTGGCTAACAACCGGAGAAAACCCAGTTTTTCCAAAAATATTATAGTACTCAAGTTCTTTATATATATTAGGAAATGGACAGGAATCATCAGGTTTATCTCTATAGTTAAGAATAACAAATTTGTCTTCACTAAATTCGTCTACTGAAACACTAAATATAGGATATTTTGGATTTAAAACTGGTTGATACGCATTTTTACATGTTCCAGAATGAAAAGGGTTTTCTACATCATTTATGCCTATTTTAATTTTTCTTTTTTGATTGATTTCTTTATCTCGCGTATCTTTTCTATTTGCTATACTGTTTCCAATGCGGCCTTCATATGGGTCATGCATAGGCTTATGCTTAAATTTAGGCTTAGGTTTAGGCATAATAATATACAAATACAACACATATTATTATGCAACTATCTCAATATGCACATAAATATCGGAAATCTCGTGAACGCTAAATATATTTCCACCATTTGGAACCGGGATTCCTTTTTTTTCCAAAACCATATACTGTTCTTTTTTTATCCGCAATAGCTCTACCTGAATTTCAAATGTCTGCGACCCTAAAACAAACTCGATTATGGTTTTGGACCACAGTTCGCCAATCGCATATTTTAACCAGATGTGCACATTGTTGTATTCGTCTAAATGCACATTTTCCGGCAATTCTGGTTCGCACTGCACCTGCAAATTATGTTTGTCGTAAATTAGTTCACTATGCCAAAGAGGAACCAGACAACAATCGTTCTCTCCAACTTTTAATTTGTAAACCGATTGGTTGAACAAATCATCCAAATTCGGGTTCAAAATAATGATTTCACAGATGGTCGCAGTTTTTGATTCAATGATTTCACACACTTTATCCAGGAATTGTTGAGAGAGATGCAGGTAGTCGCGATATTTCAACAGGATTTCATAGACCTTTTGCGCACGACGCACGTCCATTTTTTCAAAAATCTCGGTTTCGCATGTTCCAATGATTTTCATTAACAGAGGATGGAACACGCGTTTCTGCAAATGCTGGTTATTGTAAAGCGTTTCGAAAAAGGACGCGACTGACGCCGACCACGACCCCGGTTGAGAGAAATTGTTTTTATCATCCATCAAGAAGTCGTGTGCCTCCTTAATTTCCTGGTATTCGGCATTCGCATTCGGCGATTTGTTTTTGTCCGGATGGAACTTGAGTGCCATCATTTTATACTGCTTTCTTATCGTCTCTGTATTGACTGGGTCCGTAAGTCCAAGTATTTTACAGGCCCTTTGGTAATTCATCGTATCCATTTGTTTTGACTATTATGTAATGCATAATACTTTCTAAATGGTAAATGGGCCTATAATTATTATTGAAATATTTGAGAAAATTGTACATCCTTGTGAGCACATCACTGATGTCTTGCCCTTTTAACAAATCGTTCTCTACGAAATGCGAAAAAATATACCAAATGCATTCCACCGCATCCAAATTGTAAATCAAAATGTCGTAGAGAGCATCGCGAAATGTGGTGTGAACCAACTTATCTGGTGCAATCATTTGTGCAATGATCGCATCGCAAACTGTATTGAAAATGTCTTCGGGTATTGTTTCCGCCTTGTCGAAATAATTGAGCTCTTTGATATTCAAAACTGTGTTTAAATTCATGGAACCAATGACTTCACACGTTTTCTCTACGGTTGTTTCCGTTTTTTTGGAAATTTTATTAACAAATTCATCTTCAACAGTTGCACTTTCCTTGTTGTATCTGCGCGTTTTTGGTTGTTGTTTGACCATCTCTACATACAGGCATTTTTCGGGGCGTTTGATGTTGATGATTTCGCAGGCATCCAAAATGTTGTTGGGGAGAAAACTGATGTGTTCGGAAACAATGATAAATCTTAACTGGATAACAGAGAACTTGGTATTGTATTCCTGGATATAACTGTAAAATATCTCCAAAAGTTCGGAATGAATTAAATGGAAATTCTTGCAAACCACAATGCCGATTTTGTCGGGTTTTACGGAAACAATATCCACGATTTGTTGAACAATGTCGTGCCAAATCAGTTTGGAGTTGCATCCGAGGAGAGACATATCGATTTCGTAGTGGATGTCGCTGATATGATATTGGTAACTGTATTTCTCTGTTTGGATGCAAATTTTCTTGTCGTAATCCAATTTGGTGGGGCTGTATTTTTGGATGGAGTAAAGCATCTGGGTATTCTTGCCGACGCCGGGCGGACCGTAAAAAATGAGATTGGTTAAGTTATGAACGTTGGATGGGAATTTTTCAAAATAGGGGACGAGTTCAGGATGAAGATTGAATATCTTCACGGCCTTCAAATAATCCTCGTAATGAGTTTCGTAGTATTTCATTTTTTGTAAATACTATGAAATTGTCTCTATGTTTTTTTACATCCGCAAAACCTTTTATTTACACATTCTAAATGCCGACCAGAGGTCGGCATCTTTGAACGTGCTTAGGTAACTGTCACTAAGCCCGCTTTGCTGGCGACGGTCGGCCACCGTAGGTGGCATTTGCAACTGACACAAGGCACGCAGTGTCTGTGTTTTGTAAGCGATTTCAGGTTATATAATCGGCGTTTTAAATGTGAAAAGGTTTCATGCGTTTATGTATTGTTTTTTTTAAGCCATGATTTTTCCCTTTATTCTTTTTAGACTTGCACTTTCCTCCTTTTTTTTTATAAATAATTTCTTCAGGTGTTTTTTCAGGTGTTTTTTCAGGTGTTTTTTCAGGTGTTTTTTCAGGTGTTTTTTCAGGTGTTTTTGGTGTTTTTTCAGGTGTTTTTTCAGGTGTTTTTTCAGGTGTTTTTGTTAATTTTGTAAAAAATTTATAATTATATTTATTTTTACGAGTAATTGGATGCTTGATTCGATTACTTACAATACTATGATTATTATTTTTGTTTTTTTCAGATTCTATTTTTGATTCTTCTAATTCTTCTAAATTTTCAAATTCTTTTTTTAATTTTTCTAAATTTTCAAATTCTTTTTTTAATTCTTCTAAATTTTTATTTTTTTCAAAATAATTATACATTTTTTCAACAATTTTTATTTTAATATCATCTTTACTTTTGTCGTTAATAATTTGTTGTTTTATTTGCTCTAGTATATCATTTTCTTTTGAATTTGTTTTTGTTAAAACAACTTCAACAAATTCATTCCATTCGTAATGCCACTTATAATCTGGTTTATCAAAATATAATGACATTATACAATACCTAGACAAAAACGCTTTGGACGGGTCCAATCATACCAATCTTATCATTAAACTCCCGATAATGCACATGGCTCTTCAATTGTCTGCCCGACGGAACCACATATTCAGTTCCCTTATTGAACGTAAGTGTGGCGATTCCCAAATCATTGGCTAAAACAACCCCGCTATTACTGTAATCATCGTATGCCTGCTCCACCTTGATATCTGAATTAGAACCCGGTTTGGCCGCCCAAAACGCGACCTTGGAGCCAGGTGCAACTTTCACGTCCACCACAGTGTCCCCCACGTTGGTTTTCAACGGGACAACGGCCGAAGGTAGAACAGTGTCGCCTAAAAAGGGAAGCCATGTGGTGCGGTCAAACGCAAGAATTAATGCACAGATGGCAAATATTGCATAAATCACTTTGTCGACGACGCCGCGTTTTCGGAAGACGCGGAAGAAAACCAAATTCAAATATTCGGCTAAATTAAAATCGAAAATCATTGCACCATAATGAATGGCACCGAACAAAACAATTCCAGTGATAATCATACGAATTGTGTATAATGTATAAATTTCTTGCATTATACAATAAGTTGAGATAAGAGAAGTAGGGAAACCTACGGTTATTCAGCTTCGCTTACGCCCTACGACCCCTTCCCTTTTATTTTGGGGATGTTTATGCCTTAATATTTTTTATTTTAAGGGAGGGGGTATGGGGGAACCTACGGTTCCCCCACCTAGTCACGCTTAATATACGAGAACTTCGTCGAATATGCCGTCTCTATCCACACACATACAAACGCTATCAAAAACAAAAATGCTTGTAAAACCGGAAATTGTATTATCTGGTCAACTGCAGGCAATCCAGTCCCAACAAAAGATAAAACTAGGAATGCCGCCGCAACATTGCCAACAATGAACGAGTTATCAAAATTATTTAAATTCTGTTTGTGTCTATCATTCAGTTTCAAATCGAAGGATTTCATTGATTTTGTTTTGAACCAATACGCATTCAATATACGGATTAAACTGTATACATTGAACACAACAATCGATAAAGCGCTCAACATAAATACGTTGCGAATAACAATATTTTGCAAAAACATTTGACTAAAATTTGCAAATCCGGATGAAATTGCACCCGCATTTTGTATTCCAATGCCGAGAGAGAAAAGATATACAACCGTTAACATGATGTATCCAAAATACTTGTAATGCGGTTCTTTCACATAAATGAATGCAATAATGTAGAAAATAATTAGGAAAACAACACTTTGTCCACACGCCATTTATTATATGTTTATTTTTTTATTTTACACCGTAGGTTCTCTTAATCCAATCCAGCAAATCCTCGGAATCAAACCCTTGGTCAAACCCTTTCAAATCATAGAATTTGGGTGTTTTCATTTTCTCTGTTTTATAGAAAATATACGGACCGTATTTTCCATTGCGGACACTGAGAGAAGGTGTCAGAACGCGTAGCACAGAGGTCGC